GGGACCAGCGGGGACGCTTGGTCGCGACCCTCCATATCGGCGGCGGCCACTTCGGGGTCCTCTTTGCGATCGCTGAAAGAGATATAACCGTTTTCCACGTGCATCTGGAAAACGGAATTCTCCATGAGGAAATCGAAATCGGCGTCCGTGACCTCGGTCACCACGCCGCGCGGCGTGATGAGCCGGCGGTCCGCGACGTTGGCGCCGCCCTTGATGTGGACTTGGTGGGCCACAATCGGAATATCCGCGCCGCCCTTGGCATAGCCGGCGTAAATGTTGTCGGCGGTCAGGGTCGAATAGATGAATTTTTTGCTCATTTGGTCCTCTCCAGGCGCGCACGAAAAAGGCGCGGGGTTGTCGCCCCGCGCCTCGGTTCGTGTCGCCGGTTCCCCGTGGGGTCAGATACCGGAGCGCCGCACCACCGCGAAGGGCCGCTTCAGCATAACGCCCGCGGTCGCGTTGGCATAGTCCTCCAGGTAGTTCTTGGCGCGTTTCTCCACGCCCAGCGTCTTGAACTTGGTCGGGACGATCTGGAGCCAAGTTTGGCCGCCGTCGTCGCTGTCGCCGTCCTGGACGCTGTCGGCGTAGAGATAGAACACATTCACGCCGCCGTTGGCCGCGGCCAGTTCCGGAGCGGTCACCACCCGCATATTGGGATACGTGTCCTTGAGCCACGTGCGGACCGAGTTGCCGAACTCCGACGTCACGGACAGATAGTTGTCCGAGCCCAGCGGGAGCGCGAGCGTGACCTTGTCGGAGTTCTTGACGAGGCCGCCGGCCTGGACGATCAGGGCGCCGAACGCCGAACGAATGTCGGCGGTGATTTCCAGGAACGTCTTGTTCGCCCAGAGGGGCGAGCCGCCGGCGCCGTTCGGGACGTTCACGTAGGCGGGAAGCGACGGATCGTTGAGGAACCCGTAGGTCCGGCCCGGCCCGGAGTTGTAGCCGTAGAACCCGACGCGGTTGCGCTGAATGTCCAGCGCGAGCGTGGCGGAGGCGCGCTTGCGGGCGGCGGAGGCCACGCGGACCTTGGACGCGCGAGCTTCCTCCAGGACGCCCACTTGCATCCCTTCCTCGAACCGAACGATGGTCCGGCGCTCGAAAGTCAGGTTCCAGGACGCCAAGGGGACGCTGGTATAGTCCCCGTAAAGCTGGGCGAGGCCGGTGGGCTCCATCACGCCCTGGACGATTTCCTCATCCTCCCAGTCCCCGGCGGTCGTGATGCCGATGAGGTCATCAATGGCCCGGACCTGGGTGATCGCGGAGACGAAACCCGGGAGCCACGATTGGAGAAACTGGATCGGGGTTACGGACGTGGAGCCGTACACCGTGGGCTGGAGGTCGGGGGCGGCGTCTAGCCCCACGATCATCTGGCGGACGATCCGCTCATCCAGGTCGATACCCAGAGTGCGAAGCTCCAGATAGTCCGACACGTCGGCGGCGGTCATCACCACGGGGCGAACGTCACGGCCCGCAATGCTGGAATGAATTTCGGAGGGCCGGAGGGCCATGGTTAAATCCCCTTTGATGAGCCTTGGCGGGTCCCAGCCTAGCCGATTGAAAGAATGGGCGGTGCGCGCTCACCGCCCGATTGGAGTTACGCCGCCGGAGGGATCGGGACGTAAGGCGAAACGTGAATGACCGCGATGGACGCGGCGGCGTCCGTGAACCGCTGGACCGTCCCGATGGGATAGTCTCCGGTCAGGGCCGGTTGCGCGGCGCCCGGGGCGGACGTGACGAGAACGCCCGTAGCCTCCAGATACCACACCACGTCACCCGGCGCGGAGGCGGCGCCCAGCGCCACGAAAATGTCCCCCTCGGTGACCAGTTCCACGGCGATATCGTTGGGAACGGCCAGCGACGGCGCCAGCGGGCCGCCGACGGCGGTTCCGACCAGGGCGTAGACCTTGGGGTTCGCGAGGATGCCGGCGAAGACGCCAGCGCCGCCCGCGGCGACCTTGATGGCGGCGGGGTTGGCCGCACCGGCGGAGCCCGCTTGCCACGAACCGGTGGCGCCGGACGTGATCGTGAAGGCGCGACCGACGACGTTATTGGCCGCGTCGGCGGAATGGACGATGGCCGGTTGACCGCGGAACGGGCCATCAAAGGCGAGTTCGCCAATGACGCCGGCGCCGATCTGGGCGAGGACAGAGGATTGGAAAGACATTGGCGGGGGTCCTTGTTCGTGGGGTGGTCGGGTTACGCCGCGGAGCCGGCCAGATGCTTCTGGACGAAAGTTTCGCGCGCGGCGACGTCCTGGGCACCCGTGACCACGGGGCCGGAGGGCGAGCCCTTGGCCTGGAGGGCGACGTCCAGCGCCACCACCTCTTGGCCCTTCGGGACGTCGGTGAGCCCCAGCTTCGCGACACCGTAGGCGGCGACTTCCGCCAGCGTCATCCCGGCGTGGTCGAAGGTCCCCACGTGGCCCTTGAGCCGGTCGGCCAGCGCGTCGCGCTTGGCGAAGGTCTGGACCATGGCGGTTTCATCCATGCCCACCGGGGCCGGCGTCTTGGCCGCGGCGCGAAGCCGGTTGAGTTCGGCGCGCTCGTCGGTGGTGAGGGCGTCTTGAGCGTTGCCGCCCGAAGTGGTGTCGTTACCGGACATGGTCATATCTCCGTCCTTGCCGCTGGCGGTGTCGTTTCCGTCCCCGCCTGAAATGGTGTCGTTTCCGTCGCCGCCGCCCACGGTGTCCGCGGCGCCGTCGCCGGTGACCGTGTCCTTGCCGGCTTCACCGGCGACCGTGTCGCCGCCCGCGCCCGAATTGGTGTCCCCGTTCGTGGTGTCGCCACCCCCGCCGCCCATGGCCCCTTGGACCGCGACGACGGCGGCTTGCAGCGCCGCGAGAACTTTTTGCATCAGTTCGGGGTCCATCGGTGTCGCGTCCTTCATGTCCATTGCGAATTGATCCAACACCGCAACCTCAGGGCCCATCCTCCCGCGCTCTACAAGCGCCAAGTGGTTTCCCCGCATTACGCGCTGGACCGCGTCGTATCGTTCGCCGTTGTAGGCTCCCGGTGTGAAATCGTAAACACACCGGTAGCCCGCGGATAGTTGTTTTTTACCGCCCGAAATATCGGCGGCCAGTTTTTCCGACCAAACCTTGAGGTTCCCGTAAAGGACGCCGTCCGTGGGGTCGAAAAAGACGCGCTCCCCGATCACCCCATGGACGCCCTTTTCTTCCGCCGGGGTGAGCCCGTCGTCTTCGGACCCTAACATGGCGTGTTCGTCCACAAACGGCATGAGACGAAACGAGGCCACGGTTTCGGCGGACCCAAGTTCCTCCGCGGGACGCAGCACGTAATAGAGGCGGTTGGGCCCCGGGGCCCCGATCTGGCGACCCAGGTAGGGGAACACGCCGGCTTTGGACAGCGGGTTGCGCTCTACCTCAAACCACCCGTTTACGTCGTGTCGCCGCGCGCTCACTTGTCTGTCCCGAAGTCAATTACCGGGATCATCCTACACCGGCAATTAATGAGTTGCCCGGGCAATCCCCGTTCCCCCGTGTTTTCGTCAATAACGGGCGGATTGTCGAGGTCGAAAATTTGACCATTCAAGACGTTCTTATGTAGCGGCCTGGGCTCTTTACCGCCCGCGGAGTGCAACCATTCGAATTTTCGAATTCCTAGGTTCTGCATCCGGGCCGCGTTTACGGACGTGGTGAGCTTGCGCGTTTGGTCGGTCGCTATCAGCGTTGCCCGGCGCTTGGTGACCTCGCCCGTTTTGGTCACGGCTTCCAACACGGTCTGGAGCCCGTCGCCCTTTTGAATAGAGCGCATAACGGCGCCCTGGAGGTCCGTAAAATACTTCTGGGGGATGGACTTTATGAGCGCCACGTTTTCCGCAACGGACGCCTTGGTGATTTCCGCAATGCGCCCGTCGATTACGGACGTTTGCAGCGACAAGCCGCCGGACGCTTCCTTGAGGCTGGAATGCAAGCCGGCCTTACTCGCCCCCGCGACCTGGGCGGCCATGCGTTTCGCGAGCCCAGGCGCGAGCTTGTCAAAGAACGCCTGGAACTTACGGGACATTGCGTTGGTCAAGATGCGGGCTTGAGACGCCAAAGACGCGTCCATGCCGCTCGTAACCGCCGGGGCGTTCGCGCGCCAAACCTGGGCGACGCCCTTTGAGGTCTCCGCGAGCATAAGCGAAATTGCGCGCTCCAGTTCGGAGCGATACCGGCTTTCCGCGCGCTCCGGGTAATTCAGCGCGTGGCCCCAGAAGGTCGCACCGCCCCGCTTTTCCGCCCAGTCTTTCCGCTTCCGCGTAAGTGGGACGCGCTTAGCCATTCAAGAACGCCTTAACCCCCCGGTGTAGCGGCCTGGGCGGGTCGCTAAGGGGCCGCCACGCAAAGTCCACGTGTTCCGAGTTGAGGCGGACGTCCAGAGCCGCCACGGAGACCGCGGCGAAGACGATATAGGTTCCGTCCATGCCCACGGGGATTATGGGGGCCCCGTAGTCTATCCCGGTTTCCTCCAGAAGTTCCCGGATGGCGGCGTCTTGGGGTTTCTCGCCGTGGTCGATCCGACCGCCGGGCCATCCCCATTTCCCGGGCTCGTTTTCCTCTTGATCGGAACGCTTGAGCCAAAGCACGTCCCCGTTAGCCCGGGTCAGGATCACACCGGCGGCGGTCGGGAGGTCGAAACCGTCTTGGCCGCTAAGGGCCGCAATTGCGGTTTCCAACGGGCTATGGGTTAGCGCCTTGGTCGCGGCGCCCAGCGGATCGGCTCCGCCGGTAAGGGCCGCGGTTGCCGCCTCTAGCGGGTCCTCGCCGCCGGCCAACGCCTCAAGCTCCTGGGTGGCCGCCTCCAGTTCCGCCAGCGGGTCGCCCATTTCCGGAACGTCCTGGATACCGAAATAGCCGCTGTCTCGTTCGGTGCGAATGCGGTTGCGGACGTCCACGGCGTCAATTGCGCCGATGGTGACCAACGCCGTATCCGCGTCCGCCTTGTCCTTGTTGCGCTTGGCGAGTTCTTCCGCCGATGGGCTGTCCACCGGGTTCCAGTCCACGTGCGGCTCCAGCGTCCCCGGCTCCATCTGAAACTTGGGTTCGACTTCGGACCGCACCACAAGTTCCAAGTGGCGCTCCAGGAACGGCGTAAGGTCGTTCTCCTGAATGTCTTCTAGATGCTCATGGTAAGAGGTTTCCTCGTACTCTCCGTTCGATCCCAGGCCGCCTTGGGGCGAGGTCCCCAGGAGTTTCGTAAGCGGGACGCGGGCGCCGGCGGCCACTAGCTGATATTGGGCAAGCGTCACGGCGTCCACGTCGCCAAGCGCCGTGTCGAATTGCTGCATCGTGTCGTCTGCATCGTGGACGTGAACGCCGAAATTGTCGCGGAGCGCGGTAAAGTTCCGCATATGCTCGCTGAATTTCTCTTGGTTCGCCAAGACCTGGGACATATCCGTTCCCCAGGTCATAAGACGCTTTGTCATCAGGAGTTGCGGGCCCTCGTTCGCGGACCGTTCGGCGCCGTAAACGCGCTCCATGATTTGTTGCGGGACCGGAATTCCGCCGTAGAAATACGACGGCTTGAGGAAGTCCGCCGGCTGGGACGTCCGGAAGATCGCCACGTGTGAGCGATGGTAGCGAACCCCGTTGATAAACCACCAAGTCGGTTCGTAAAATTCCGGGCTGGCCGGGTCCGCCACCGCGGCCATATCCAGTTGGGGCGTACACCAATAGGGGTCCACCTGGACGATCCCTTGGTATGATCCCGGGGCCACGCCGTCGATATTGAACGGGCGCTCATAGTATTTCGGGTCGGAACTCTTGACCTTGAAAATTGCGACCCGGACGCCAAAGACGCGCCCCATATGGACGAATTCTTGCATCTGGCGGTTTAGGCGGAACCGCTTGTTCGCTTTCTTGATCGCCTCGGTATGCTCCGGCGTGGTCGGGCCGGTTAGCATGACCTCAAAGCCGTTGCGGATCGCGTCGCGGCCCGGCATGGAACAAGCTTTGTCAATCAACCAATGCTGGGCGAGGATGCCCGCGAGTTGGTAGCCGATAAAGCCTTGAGCGGCGTACCACGCAAAGAGCGCGTCCCCTAGGTCGGCGTCCGCGAAGCCCTTAAGCCCCAGGCCGCCGTTTGCCGCATCCATGGCAACCGCGCCAACCCCTTCCGCCTGGGGGAGCTTGTATCGCTGGGCGAGTTTCTCCGCGGTCTCTTGCCGCGCCGGGACCACCCGGAGGTGCGTGGAAAAAAGGGGACTTCGCGGCGCGTCTTGCTCCGAAGCAAGGGCCGTGGTCCCAAAGAGCCAACGCAGCAAAAATGACCGGATCATGCGGGGGACAATGCCCGCCCGGGCCGGGGGCGGTCAAGGGCGGCTAGAATGCCCACGCGTCATAGAACGCCCCGCCCAGCGACGTTTGGCCGGCGGCGTCATAGTGGAGGCCGTCCGACTGGAGCCCGTAACCTATCGTTTTGAAGCTTTCCGCGCTGGCGTCCGCTTGGTCCACCGACCATTGCGCCACCCGGACCTCCGCGGCGTAGGCAAGCCCGGGGCTGTCCCCGATCCGGCCAAGACCGATGTAGCCGGCGGGGTTGTCCATCCACTCCAGCCGGACCGCCTCAAGGAAGTGCGCGAGGTTGGTGGCGTAGGCGCCGGCGTCCGCCGCGTTGGTCGCGTCTTGCTCGCCTTGCATCCAGAAGGCCGCCGACACGCCGGGCGCGGCCTCCCCGGTCGCCGCGGTGAATGCCGCCCGCGCCGCGTCAATCCGGGCGTCGGTGAAGTCGAAAAGCTCCCCCGCGCTGTCCGGCGACCAATCCAGCCGGTCCCCGTCGGCGGCGAGACCCGTGGACCCCTTGGCGCTCTTGACGATCAAGAGGACTTCGCCCGGGTGGTCCAGGCCGTAGCGGTAAGCCAATTCGGCCTCCGGGCCCCACGCTTGCGGGTTGGCCGGCGTCCCGGTGTTCACGCCTGGGCGGAGTTGGCCCCAGTTCGTCCCGTCGAAAATGTAGGCGCTGGGGTTGGGGAGAACGAGGTGGGCCGGAACGTCCGCGGCGGTGAGCCCGTAACCCAGCGCGTTTGACTGGCCGGCGGTGATGAAAAGGGCGGTCATGGGTGGGGCTCCAAATTACGGCCCCACCCATGCGCTAGTTTGACGCCCCCGTCAAGTTACGCGGCGGCCAAGTTCCACCCATTGTTGGCGGGCGAGTGGAGGACCGCCGGGAGGCGAGCGCCGGCCCACGTCCCGTCACTCAACTGGAGTTGGGTGGCGACGGGGTCATATGACGGGATCGCGCCGAACGGGTCCGCAAAAAGGAACGTCTCCGTATAGGCGCCGGCGAGCGTTTTTGACAGGGCGTCGGCGCCGGAGGGAAGCGCCCCGGTCCGCAGCACCACACCGTTAAGCCCCGGGCGGTTGGCGACGTTATTGATGGACAGAACTTCGAAAATGGAGCGCGCAATGCGGGATTTCGCATCCATGACCGTCGCGGATTGCGTCAACACTTGCTGGCCTGGGCCCTCGTAAGTGACCGCAGAGACGAGGAAGTGATTGCTCGTCCCCCCGTAAATGCTCGCTTGCGCCCCCACGACGGGGTTGTGTGTCGGGTGGGCGATTTGGTACGCGGCGGACGTGTCTTGGAAAGTACACCACCGCGCGCAGAAGTCTTTTACCGTACTCGCGCCCATGTGGGCGGCGGACGTGATGTTGAACCCTTCGACAAATTCGACGGTCACGTTTTGCGCGAGCAACGCCCCATCCCAGGTCAAACCGTTGGCGTGGACGTCGGCAATTCGACACATGCTTAGCGGCGTGCTCGTGATCGTGCGTTTGCTGAATGGCTGGCCGCTTTCCCCGGGGATACCAACACCCGCGGATGGCACCATATCGGCAACGGAAATATATTCCGCGCCCCACGCCATATCCCGTGCGCCCCCGGTGGCCGTAGCCGTCCAGCCGGGCAAGCTATTGATGTAGTTTACGAGAATTTGCATGGTCGTATAGCCGGAGGAACCCGGCGGGACCGTGTAAATTTCCCCGACCTTTACGTTATCTTCCCAGAAAGTTAGCGGGTAGACGGTGGGGGAACCGGAATATGTGGCCCGACCGTTTGCGGTAGACTTGTTGAATTGCGCCAAGGCCGCGGGGCCGGTGTAGGAAAGCCGGAAGACCTCAACAAAACTCCGGGCCCCGGACTGGATGCCGCCGACCTCAGAAACCCGCAACCCGTGGATTGCCCCAAAATTGTTTTCGATGGCCGTTCCGGAGCATCGGGCAACGTCACAATTGAGGATCAATAGAGAACTATCAATCATGTACCCGGGTAGATCGTGCATATACATATGCGTAAAATAGAAATTGAACGGGTTGGTATTATTGCGATTGAAGAAATAGCTCGCTTGGACCGCTCCGTAATAGGAAATGTCTTGTCCCGATCCGAGGCCGCCCGCGTACCCGGACCCGACGTAAGACCCGCCGGTAACCTCGCAACCGTCTATCCAAAGCTTATTTTGGCCGCCGCTCCAACCGCGATACATGGACCCCATACGGGGAGCCATGGCCGCAAGCTCCAAAACTATGTCGCCCTTAAAATGGAGGTTGTCGCAATACCAGGACGTTCCGACCGTGTCGTTAATATCCCAGTTCCCTAGCGTCGCCGTGACGCCCGCGGCGGGCTCCAGCGTCCACCACATACTCCCCGTATGCGCCGCCGCCGCGATATTACCGGCGGTCGTATAGCGGGCCGTGTCCTCCAGGACGAGACGGGGCCGCAACTTACTTTGTTGCGAGCAATACAGGAGCGCGGAGACGATGGTGGGGTAACGAATGCCCGGCTGCGTCGTCGCGCCCGGCTTCACGAAAACCGAAAAGTCATACTCGCACCCAGCGCCGACGCCGGGGTTGCGGGCATAGTAGAGATACGGGCCCATGACCCGGGGTTGGATCGTGCTTCCCGCGGGGGTGGGGGCTTTGAAATAGATATGCATTGCCCCTTCCGCAAATCCAAAAGCTTGAATTACGGAATGGTCCAGCGTGGCCCCGAAGCCGTACCGCTGGAAAGTGGAACCGTCGGGGGCGACGTCATCAAACCAGCCGCGGTTGGCTTGGGCGACGTAGTTTCCTTCGCACCAAATTTCGACCGTATCCACGCCGTCGAAACTGGCCGCCGACGCAACCAGGGTGTGGTCCTCTGTAAACGCCACTTCCGGAGGCTGGAGCGGGCGGAGGATCATCTTAGGGCCGGTCCGGATCGGGTCTTCTAGCGCCACCAACTGGGCGGGCGAGAACCCACTTCCGGCGGTCCCATCCCAGGACGCAGAGGGGAACAAGAGCCCCGACGGCGGCGCGGCCATGGGCCGTGCGAAGCGGAGGCGTCCGGCGCTGGCGGCCCCGGCTTGGTCTTGGGCCATGGCCGTAACGGTGAGCCCGACGGCGCCGGCGAGGAACGCCCGGCGGGCCATGGGGGCGAGAGACCCGCGACGGTCGCGCCACTCTTTTTCCGTGACCTTGGGTTTCGCCTTGCGCGGAGCTTTCTCCGCGAGGGCGGCCACGGTGCGCTGGGCTCGCTCCAGGAGCCCGACGGGCTGGGGAACCTCCACTTGCACCGCCTGGGCGGCTTTGGTGAAAGCCTCCGGAGCCCCCTCCGAGACGCGCGCATTCGCCTTCGCGGTCACGCCGCGGAAGATCGGCCAGGAGATTTTGAGCATGGCTTACCCGATTACCCAGTTAGTCCCGTCGCACGAAACCGGGACCTTGTTGGCCCCACCGCCCGCGACCGTGGAAAGGAAGGTGGTAGCGTTCGCGTCGGTGACCCAGGCCATGCCGCCCGTAGTGGCCGCGCCGCACGCCGGCAAAGAGGCCGCCGCATAGGCCGGGCGGACAGGAACGCCGCCTTTGATGGTGAAGCTAGTCACCAAGGTTTGCGCGGTGGAGCCCGACCCGACCGCGGCGGCCTGGGTCTTGAACACGATGCCCGGCGCGGTCGCCGTCCCCGTCGTTACGCCGTTCTGGATGGTGAGGTCCGGCGCGGCGCAATTGCTGTCCGTTCCCGCCCGGCAACCGGCTTGGGCGAGGATAGTTGCGCCGGGCGCGGCGGCGTTGACGCCGCCCAGGTTCATAATTCCGGTTACCGCGCCGATCCCTATAGTAAAGCCAACGCTCCCCGTACTGTTTTCGATGGAAAACGCGCCATTAACGCCCGGGGCGCCAATTCGGGTTCGGGTCGCCCACGCGATCTTATTGAGCGTCCCCAGGTTGATATCCGTGGTCGCTGTTATGGAAGTGTTGGACGTGATCGAACCCGTGGACGTCGTGGTGATGTTGCCGGGCGACGAAATGGACGTGTTGCCCACAAGGGTCGTAAACGTCCCCGCCGCGGGCGTGGTCCCGCCGATGGGCCCCGGAATGGCCGGATCGAATGAGCCGCCACCGCCAGAGGCGACGGGAACGCGGATATCCTGGGCGGTCGCGAGGACCGGCGCGAGCGCGAAAAGCGCCGCGGCAAAGAGGGCGAGAAAGCGGCTCATTTAGCAAACCCCGTGATGGCCGTATTTGAGGACACGCCCGTTTTGGAGTAGGGGCCGGACGAGGACCGACACACGGTCGCCCCGGTCGCCATGGCCGCCGGAATGCCGCCGGGCATGATGACGGACCACGTTCCCAGCGCCGGGACATACGCCCACGCCTTGGGGGTCACGGCTCCGTCCGCCGGCGCCGACGCGGCGTCGAAAATCATGATGAAACTCGCGGCGTCCACATAGCCGCTGGCGGAATAGAAGTTGCCGGCGCTGGCCTTGAGGACGAGACAGGCCGCCGCCGCGGACGTACTGACCGGGGCAATGCCCAGCGCCGCCGTGGCGGTCGGCGTGGGGGCCTGGGGGAGTGGGTTGGTCGTGGTGACCTTGGTTGAGCCATCCGCCCCGACCAAGTCCACCGGCGTCGAAAAGTCGATATCAGCGCCAAGGCTCGTCTGGAGCGTGGCGCGAAGCCCGCCCTTGCGGGTCAGGCTTAGTGGGTTGGACCCGTCGGTATAGGTCGGCGCGGCCAGCGTGACTTGGGCGCTAAGGCTCCCGCCGCCGCCCCCCGAACACGTCCCGTCCGGACAGGTGATCGGCAACGGGAAGTCCCGCGCCACGACGGTCCCCAGGCCCGCGCCGCCGCCCGCCGGGGCGACGATGATGGCGGAGCCCGTTACGGGGGCCGGCTGGCCGCTGGCCGTCTTGGCGCCGGGGATCGGCTGGGTTTGTGCGAACGCCGCGCCGGGCGCGAAGGCCAGCGCGGCGAGCGCCACAAGGAAAAGGCGGGTCGATTTCACGGGGGCGGGTCCTTCCAAGGATGGCTCCCGCGGAAAGTAGCGCCCCCGCGCCTCAAGGTCTACAGGCCGAAATCGTCCCGTTCCTCGTCGGTGAGCGGCGTAACCACCGCGTTCCAGTACCACGCCCAGGCGCGGCGGAGGGCTTCCAGAAAGGTCATGGCGGGGTCTCCGTTAAGTTCCGGAAACCTCATTAGGAGAGTTTGACGGGGCCGTCAACCAAGGTAGTTCAGCCAGTTCCCCTTGCGCGGCGCGTAGGCGATCATAACGGCGTCCGCATGGTTCGGGCTCCGCGTCCCCTCCGGCGCCTTATCGACCACCACCTTTCCCGCGGTGTTGAGGCTGAAAGTCGGTTGCGATAGCTCCAGGCAAAGCTTGCCTAGCTCTGTCATTCCGCCGTCCAGGCTTATCAAGTCGTCGGGCTCGTAATCGCCCAGCGCGCCGGCCTTGACCGCCCGGAACGTGCGTTGGAAGCGGACGCGAAGGGACCACCACGCTTGCGCCTTGGCGTTCTGGAAAAAGTCTTTGTTGAGCCGCTCTTTTTTGTCCCGGCCCCCGGCGAGCGCGGTGGGAATTTGCTTTTCCGGTTGGAACACCGGGCCCGATCCGCGGAAGGGTTCCACGCGGCAAACCCACACGCCGTTTTCTTCCCGGGTGGCGTTGATTACCCGCGCGTCCCCGCGCACCCCCGCGCCCAGGCCGTCGGCGTCGTAATACCATTCCTCCAGGCCGTTTTCGTCGCACTCCATGAATGCGCGCTCTACGGTGTTGAAAATGTCCGCGCCCTTGCCGCTCCAGGCGGTGACGTCCTCCAGGAGAACGCCGTAGCGCCGGGCGAACGCGTTGAGGTCCACGCCCTCGTCCGCAACGTCCAGCGCCCCGAAGCGCCGGCCCGTGGGCGCGAAGCCCAGCTTTTCGTGGGCATTTACCGCGGCCTGGACCCACTCGGACGGTATCAAGATACCGGTAGCGGAGGCGGTGTAATTGATGTCGATTTCTTGGGCGACCACCACGGCGTCCAGTTCGTCGCATTGCTTGGCGTACCACGCATCGTCTTTGCGAGGGTCTTGCCGCCAGTGAAACGTAAAGACCTCAATTTTACCGGCGTGGCGCTTCTGGGCGAACGGGTTGTCCATGCCCTTAACGCTGGACATATCTTGTTGGCAATTCGTGGTCTGGGAAAGCGCCGCCTCTACCAACATTGGGCGCTCTAGGTGGGCCGCCTCGTCCACAAAATAGATGGATGCGCGATCACCACGGCCAATGTTATCGCCGCCCTCGCCGGCCATCGTGGAGCCCGTGGCCGGGAATTTCAGGAGCATATGCGGGGCGTCGCGTTTCTCGTCAAAGCCGGCCCGGAACTCCGCGGGGAGGTAGCGCATAAACGCGCGGGCTTTGTAAAAGAGCGCCTTTGGAAACCCGATCTTGTCCACGTACTCGACTAGGCGCGAGCCGTAACCGATATTCAGGCCGTCAAAGAATACGCAGAGGGAACACCCCAAGGCGACCGCCAGCCAAGAAATTCCCATATCCCGGGACTTTTCGGTGATCCCAGGTTCCCGCGCTTTCCACTTGCGGACGATATACCTAATCCACTCCCGTTGCCGTTCGAACAATACAAACGGGATCATGGTGGGTTGGTCCAGGTCCGCGTTACGCGGATCGAACGTAATTCCCCAATCGTTGATAAAGTCCGCGATCCGGTCGCCCAGTTGCGACGGGTCATCCTCCGCGCGGTAGTAGGCGCGCAACGTCTCCAGGCGGGCCGGGTCTTCCCGGAGCCATTCAAGGCGCCGCATCCGCTCGTTATAAACGGCGGTGTAATCGGGCGTTATGTAGTTGAATGCCCCGCCGCGGTCGGGCGGAATGAAAACGCTACCGTCCGCCATTTACCGGCCCCAGCCAAACCCGCCGCCAAGCCGGACCCCGGCGTAAATGATATTGCGTTGCACGGAGCCCACGCCAAGGGCCTCCAGCGCGTCCCGCAATATCAGGTCCGCGGCCTTGCGCGTGTAGACGCCGCCCAAGCCGTGGGTCGTGTAAAGTAGGTCGTGGATGAGGAACGCCGGGACGCCTGGACCGTCGGGGGACAGGGCGGGGAGCCCGCGCACGCCCGGCGGGATCGAACCTAGGTCCGACGCGAACGCCCCGGGGAGCTTCCGCCAGTTCTCACGTTCCCAGTCCGAACACCCCGAAAAATTCCATACGGGGCATTCAACAAAGACGCCCGAACCCTCCGCGCCGACTTCCCAGCGGATAGGCTCTTGCGGAACCCATTGGGATCGGTCGGCGCGGAGGATCGGGTGGCCGGAGGTGTAGACGAGTTGGCGGAGAACTACGCCCCGCGTGTCCGTGAACCGCGACATTGGCTAGAGCGGCGGGGCGCCGACCTCTTGGCCCGCGGGAAGCGGCGGCGGCTTGTGGGCGGGACAGTCGATTTGCACCGTCCCCGTAAAGCCGGCGTTCATTACCCCGGCGGAGACCGCGCCGTTATAGTGGCGTTCGCACCCCTGGAGGTTGGACAGGACGGCCATTTTGTCATTGGTGGCGCACCCACCAAGGGCGAGGGCCGCGACGGCGGCAAGGGCAAGGGCAAGGCGCATGGGTCAAGCTCCAGTTGAGGCCGTTAGGGTGGCCCGCGCCTGACCCCGCCGTCAACCCTCCGGATCGGGGCCCGCTGCGGTCGCCTGGAGGCTTACCGAAACGTCCCCGGGCGCGTGGGGCTCGTCCGTCTTTTTGTTCCCCCACCGGGCGCCGGCGTAGAGGCCAAGGATGGACCCCAGCGTCGCGCCGACCAAGCCGGACAGAATGGGGAGGTTGGGTTGCGGAATATCCAGGTAGACGAGGGCGGTAAGCACGCCGCCCAACATGATGAGACAGGCGACCACCACGATTGCGTCCAAGGTGCGATAGTTCTTCATTGCGGCGAGACCACTTGTAAGCCGTGGAGGTTGACCGGGACCGGGCGCGTGGGGATCGGGAGGCCATTGGCCCGTAAGATACTCTCCAGGCTTTCCACGTGTTGGGCGAGGTCTCGGACCGTCCCCTCCAGGTGTTCCACCTTGCCTATCAAGGCGCGGTTCGCCGTCTCATATTGCTGGGTCAACGCCTCAAATCCCGCATTCATGGCGGTTTGCCAAGCGGCTTCCGCCGTGACCTCCGCGGCCTGGGCGGGTCTCTTGGAAACCAGGAACGTAACCAGCGACGACAACGCGCCGACGCCCAGCGCCACAACGGCGGCGGCTATGGTCGCGAGTGTGTCCGGGTGGTCCGACATAAGGGAGAGGTAGGCCCGATTTGCGCGCCGCGATCAAGCCCTAGCGCGTGCATCTTCCAGAATACGCAACCGCTTGTGGTCCTTGTCGCGCTTGGCGCACCAAATCGCCGGCCCGAAACGGTCCGTAATGGTCACGCCTAGGTCTATCGCGTCGGCCATTTGCTCCGCGGTCAGAAGGTAGCACGTCCAAGAGGTGTGCCATGGGCTGGGCTCCGGGCCGGCGCCGACGGCCAGCGCGGCGCAAAACGCCTCGTCCTCGTCATCCGCCCAGAGGAAGAACGCTCCGGCCCCGGTGGGCGTGTCGGAAATGTAGGTGGTCACCGGTCAGACCCTCTTGGTTTTGAACGAAAGCGTCTCGCGCGGGAGGGGTTGGCACTCCGGGCAAGACTGGACCACAACCTCCCGGAAAAGCGGGCCGCCCGCGCCGTTGCGGTATTGGGTTACCGTGGTGGTAAAGCGGACGCCGCCGCAATATCGACAAGCGGGTTTCATTCGTCCTTGCCTCCGCCCAGCCGCACAATCGCGGATTTAAGCGCGCTCATTTCGTGGTTGGACAGGGCCGCGCCAAAGGTGTCGCGGATCGAACGGAGGCCCTCCAGGGCTTCCGCCAGCGCGGCGGGCTTGGCCTCGTCCTCCGCGGCGGTCGGGAATTGCCCGGCCTCCACCGCAAACGGGAACTTGTCCACGGCTCGTTCGGCCTCGTCCTCCGCGGCCTTGGCGGCTAAGTCGCGGTCCGCCTGGGCGACAATCCCCCCCACCTCCGCGGCGGTCGGGAATTGCCCGGCCTCCACCGCAAACGGGAACTTGTCCACGCAGCCGGCAAACGTCGCGTCACCCAGATAGACGCAGGTTTTCGGGCCCCGCGATTTAGAGCCTTTCCATTTTACGTCGCTGTCCAGGAGCGAACGGCCTTCCCAGCCGCGGGAATACTGGCCGGAATGATAGACCAGCATCCCGCGCGGCTCGCCGCCGTACTCCACAAAATACGAGGTCTTCCGATCCCAGGTCGGTTCGGGGTCCGGGTAGACGTAGACGCCATTGGGAAACGTCTTCGCCTTTTTCGGGTGGTTGCCGGTGAGGGGGCCTTTTGTCATGGCCGCCAGCCTTGCGCTAACGTGACCGCGCCGTCAATCTCTTATCAGCCCAGCCCGGCGGCTTGTCCTTGGGGTAACACCCGCCCTCGCTAAGATAGGGGAGACGCGCCCGGAATTCCTCGCGCTCGCGCTTGGTGTGAAAGTCGCGGCGGAGTGGGTGGGCGTGGCCTGGAGCTAACCACCGGACATAGTGGAGGGCCATTATTTAGGCTCCGCTTCCCAGAGAACCCAGGACTTCACCCAGGCGGCGCGCTTGTTCGCAAACCGCGTCCCCTCGTTCTGGCCGTTGGGGAGTAGCAGGGCGAAACACCGCGCCCCGCGCACGTACTTGACGACGTAGCCGGGGGCGGGGCGGGCCTTAAGCATCCCCGGTGCGCCGGTTCTGGACGTTGCGGTAGCGAAGGGCCGTCCACCCGCAAGCGCGGTGAGGGGCCATGAGCGCGGCGTCCATGGGCTTCCGGGTGTACGCCACCAACTCGTCCGGCCCGTCCACGGATCGCCGCCCTATGATCTTGAAGGGCTCGCCGTCGTATTGCTTTCGATCCATTCCAAAGCCTCATCCCGGGTGTCAAAAGGCCCGGCCCTCATAATGTTGCGCCCGGCCTCATGGGTCCAGACGTTCCACTCCCCGGTGACTGTCCGGAGCGCGTGATAGGCGGGCGCTTTGGCCGCAGCCTTGAGCCGCGCCCGGAACTCCGCGAGACGGCCCCGGCGGCGGGTCATGTACGGAGCCGGAAAGTTTCGGGGAACTCCACCGCATATTCCCGGGGGTCCAGCGCGTATCGTTCCATGCGTTTTCGGGTAGCCGCCCAGGCCGCGCGCCGGGCCATGGAGTTTCGGGCCGCGTACCCGACACCGGGCCGCTCCGGGTGGTCCGGATCGCGGGCGAAAGCCTCCGCCAGCGCGTCGCGCTCCCGGACCCTCACTTTTTCACCTTGCGAGGGACGCGCCCAATCAAGAGCCCGAACGCCCAAGGCGCGAGCGGCCCCAACGGGACGTTATCGAAAATCCACCACCCCACGGACCGGATCACTTTTTCGGGGCTTTCGACGGCTTGGGGCCACGCTTGCCGGCCTGGGCGAATTGCTTGCGGCGGCGAATGGCTGCGGCTTGCGACATAGGGCTTTCTCCAGTGTTGAGGCTGGAGGTTATGGGCGGTTTGACCGGTGCGTCAAGTTAGAACGCAAACCGCCCGCAACGGGACCTGAAATCCGTTGCGGGCGGTGTCCTGGATCGCCGCGCACGTGGTCGCGGCTTTATCGCTCCCCTTCCAGGTTGGGGACCTACGCACTAGTCGCCAGTGACCCGCCCGTCAAGACAGCTTCCCGGCGATCATATCTTGGTAGAGGCGGGCGGCCTCGCGAGGGTCCTTGGCCTCGGTCCGCACAACCTGGGTCATGCCCTTAAGCTCCACCTGGAGGGTTTTGGGGCTGTCATCCTTGAACGCACCCAGGATGCGCCCCACGGCCTCCAGCGCCTTGACTTGGTCGGCCATGATGATCTGCGGCCCCTGGGCGGTCATCTTGACCCCACCAAAGAGCGCACGGCCCGCGGGGGACAGTTGGTCGGTGTCCTTGACCACAACGCGGTGGAGGCCCTCCCCATGGCACTCCGGGCAAAACGGGTGGGGCTCGCGCGTCGCATCGAACCCGAAGCCGCCGCCGGGGTCCGGGTAGGGTTCTTCCCGGAAAGCCCGACCGTCCGCAGCCGTCCGGCGTTCCTCGTTGATACGGTCCGCCCGGTCCATGGCTTCCTCGTATTCCCGGACCCGCCATTGGTAGCCGTGCGCGTCGCCGTGACAGTACCGGCAACACCCCGTCTTTACGCTCATAAGTTCGTTGGGGTCCGCGGTCGCGATTAGCAGATAGCGGCGCAACACCTCGCCAACGGTGGTCACGGTGTCCTGGGCGCCGGCTTCGATAAGTTCCGCAATCCGGGCCTTGACGTTTTGGCTGTCGTAAGTTGCCCGGGCGAAGTGCGTAACCTTGCGAGGGTCCATGCCCTCCGCGTTGTACGCTGCGGCATAGGCGGCCCGCAAAGAACGGGTCTTTGCGAATTCCTGACAGAATGCCTCTTGTCGGGCGGTGAGGCCCTCCGGGCGGGGATTATTGGGATGCATTGTCATAACTTACCGTTACCCCACGCTCCATAATCACGCAAGGCGGCCTTACGGTATCATAATACCAAGTCCTTGATTTCATTAACTTACCCCGTACTCCCCGAACTTGACCCAGTACCGTCAAACAAATTTTGTTGTTTTCATTAGAGAATTTTAGACATTTCCCACTACTCCCCGTACTCCCAGCGTTTTCGCGTTTTTCGCCTCATGCGCGCACACGCCCACACAGGGCCAAACTCAAAGTGCGGGGAGTGCGGGGTCTAGCCTCAAAATATCGCTAGAACCTCAACAATTTCAAACACTTCCCCAGACCCCGAACCCACCCCAAAGTGCGGGGTTGACGGCCCCGTCAAAAGCGCATAACCCTATTACCGCAACTTACGGAGATACCAATGCGAGTTACGGTTTACACCGCGCAAATTGACCAGGGCGACGCCGGGGACTTTCCGGCATTCCCCAGCCTCGCCGCGGCCAAGAAAGCGGCGCGCGACGCCGCCCAGGAATGGGGCGAAGACGTAGAGGTAACCCGGGACGTTTCCGTGGACCTCCCGCCCCGGGAACTGGCGGTGCGGCTCTTGAGCGGTCAAGGCTGGGTCGCCCAAACCATGCCGGTTTACGTTGCGCGGGCTCGCGGTCAGTGAGCGACGCCTTAACGCACTCCAAATTTTACGATTACGTGAAGGCCCGGAAGCTAGGCGATTACGTTTCGCCCGGAGCCCCCGACGGCTGGCGGCGTAAAATTCTGGAGCGGCGTAAAGCCCTCATCACCCAGACCGAAACCGACTTCCCAGAGGTCAAAGAGCTTTACGAGAGGATGCGCGGCCAATGAGCGTCACCATTCACCAAGTTGCGCGGGCGATCCGAGAGACGGCCCGGGATGCCGGTACTTCCGGGGTGGATTTCCACGACGCGCTTGCAGTTGTGTTAGTCGCCAACTCACCCACGCTTTGCGCCATGATTGCCAACCGTATAAACGGGCCGGCGGCAATAGAGGAATATGCGCGGGCCATCGGTTGCGAGGTTACGGAAACGGCAATTGTTTGCCTGACCCCGGAGCAAGGCCGGCAACTGGACGCCTACGCCGCGTCAATTCGGGAGCCCCACAAGTGAGGCTCTACCACGGAACGTCCGCCGCGGTCGGCGTGGTGGCGCGAGCGCGGGGCTTGAGCCCACGGCGAGACGTTGGCCGCCAGAACTGGGCGCACACTAGCCCGTCCCACCCGCGGGCCGTCTACCTTACGGACGCCTATCCGCTCTATTTCGCCGTCCAGGCCGCCAACAATTGCCGCAGCCCGCAAACCCACGTGGCGGTGGTGGAGGTCGAAGCGGACCGTCTCCCCAAGCTCGTCCCGGACGAGGACGTATTGGAGCAAGTGGGGCGCGGCCAAGATGACCTCCCCGCCGGCTGGACCATGCGCCAACGGACCGTGTGGTATCGCAACCGCCTGGACGATCACGCGGGCCGCGGGACCTGGGAAAAGAGCCTTGAGGCCATGGGGACTTGCGCGCACCTGGGCGCCGTCCCTCCGGAGGCAATTACGCGGGTCGCGCTCGTAAACCTTTCAGAAGGGGCCGCCCTGCTATTCGAAGGGATGCAGCCGGCAATATGTCTCGCCAATTACAAATGGTGCGGCGAGGACTACCGCAAACTTACCGCCTCAATCTGGGACCCGTACCAACCCGGCGTCACCATTCTGGAGAACCGCAAATGACCGCTAAATGGCACAAGGCCCCCGACCACGGTTACGGCCCGGACGCCTACCGCGTGGAGCCCCAGGCCCGGCAAGAGGTGGCGACGCCCTCTCCGGAGGCGTGGACCCGGTACGCCGCCCAGCGCGGTATGGCGGCGGTGGGTGTGGGCCTGGGGCTCGCGCTTGCCCTCCTGTCCGCCTACGCCGTGTTGACGCTGGGTCCCTCGCCGGTGCGCCTCTGCGTCTTGTTCTTCGGGGGCGGCCTCACGTCCCAGTGTGTGGCGCTCTTGGTGGCGGGGCGTTAAATGGCGTGGTCCCGATCTTCGGAGTTTGTCGCCATGCCCAAGTCCGGTCCCGGCTTTGAGATTTACCCCGGGCGGTGGGCCCGCTTCTGGGATCGCGTCGCGCGGTGGTTCTTGACCTTGAGCTAGAACACCGGCAAAGGTCGGGGCGTTGCGAATGGTCCCACCTACGCCACACCGGACGGCCCGCCCCTTGACGCGCATCGGGGGCGGGCCGTTTTTCTTTGCGTAAAGGCTTGACGGAGCCGTCAAACGTCCGTAAATACCAATCCAGCGACGCAGAGAGAAACAAGGAAACGCGGCCATTCCGGTCCGCGTCCCAGGCCCGGGAGGCCCCTATGCGCTTCGCTTCCGCTACCGACTTCGCCATTCGTATCGCCGCCCAGTCGGGCGAGCTTCGCCTTGTGGAGCGGGTTTCCCGTTTCGGCCTGGGCGCTTACGTGTCCATCGAAGACGCCACGGGCGTTATCGAAGTCCAGGACGATATGGGCGCCGCTCGCGCCCGTGTCTCCCAGTGTGCGGCATGAGGGCCACAAACTGGCGGGTCCTCCTGACCTCTCGCGACCACAATTTTATGGTCAAGGGCCATGCCCTCGCCGTCACCCTCTACGGCCCCCAAAGCCGCTTTGCGGTGTATGAGGTCCGCACCCTGGAGGCGGACGGGTATTGCGAGACGCGCTACCGAGTCCACGACGCCGCCCAGGTCTCGGACGCAGAGGTTCGCGCAGGCAAGAGCGCGCCGGCCATAGCGCACGGCCTGACCTGGGACGAGGTTGAAAAGCTTGTTGACGAGGCCGTCAAACGTCCGTAATAAGGTTTCCAGAAGCAACGGAGACCTGAAAATGTCCAACCATATCCGCCCCGACGTCCACCCGGAAATCGACTTTGACGCCGACCCGGCCACGCTCCCGATTGCGCCCGATCACTACCGGCCCGGCAACGGGCGGGAGGACTACGGGTTGGCCGCAGACTATGACGAGTTCTTGCGCCGCGTGGCGTACAAGCCCGGGGACGTCGTTTGGCTGGACGCCAACCCCAAGCCGATCAAGGCGCGTATCCTGGGCATTTCCCCGGATCGTGACGCCGACGGTTTCCGCCGCCCCCGCTTCCGGGTGCAACTCCAGAACGCCGACGGGACGCGCTTTTGCCGCAGCTATCAGCGCGCCTACCCGGGCCAAATCCAGCGCGGCTATATCAAGATGGGGTGGGGAAAGTAATGCGCTGGACCAAAGGCAAACCCGCCGCGAAGGCCCCAACTGGCGTCCCGCTATTGGTGGCATTCGACCCCACGCCTTACGAGGCGAGGAACGAGGGCCGCAAGCCGTGGTTCGCCACAATGAAGGCCCGCAACGGCTGGGATCGCTTCGCGAGGCCGTGCTTACAGTGGGATTTTTACCCTAGCGGCTCCGGTAGTGACCTCGCCACCCCGTCGCGCTATTGGGAGCTTCCAAGTGAATAGTTACGAATTGTGGTGCGAGGACTACCGGGCCGGGCTTAGCATTTCCCAGATTTCCCGCAAGTACGGGGCGCCGCTGTCCACGGTGCGGAAAGCCCTGATCGCCTTGGGCGTCACGATGCGGGAGCGTCAAGCCGCAATGCGCCTCGCGCTCGCCCAAGGCCGCGGAGGTCGCCCGCCTAAGTCTTGAGCCCATAACGGCCCGTCTTCATTTCCTGGGCGAGACGGGCCGCCCGGCTCCCGACTTGCCGGGCCCAAAGGCTGGCGAGCATCCCCGCGGAGGCGGTCGCATAGTCCCCGGACCGGATCATGCCCAGCGTGCGGACAAAGCCGGCGAGCCCCTCCAGCTTGGGCGTGCGCGGGTTATCCCACCCAAGGTTAAAGTGCATGTTCTGGAGGGCGCGCCGGCGCACCGGATCAAGGTTGGCGATCCATGGGGCCACGCGCGCAAGCGTGTCGTTATGCGCCTCTAGGTCGCGCTCCAGCGCCGCTTGGGCCTGGACCTCGCCCCATTCCAGCCCTTCGAAGACGTCCGGCCCGGTGTGGCCGTAGCCAATCGTCCAGGGCGCCCCGGAGAGACCCGCCGGGCGTGGGCTCTTGAGGGGGCGGCGCTTGTCCCCCCGGAGCCATGCCGCCAGCGCGGACAGCGGATCGGGATAGGCGGTGTGGACGAACCCTTGCGGGGTGGAGCGCCCCACGCGCCCCTCGTCCCGCTTCACGTCCTTGAGCAACTCCGGGTCAACGGCCACTAGAGAAGCTCCCGGGCAAGCCGCGCCTGGGCGGTGAGGGCGTCGGCCACGGCGGTCATATCCGCGTAAGCCTGGGTTCCGCCGGCTCGCTCGCGGCGTTGCAGAAGTGCGAGGGCGGCTTGTTCGGCGGCGACGCAGAGGGCCTCAAGCCCTTCCCGGGCCACGCTGCGGCCAGCCTCCGCGGCGCCGCGCAATTGGGCCTCCGCCTCAAAGCCGGCGGCGGTCGCGGTGATCGCGCCACCAATCTCCGCGGGCTCCGCCGTGTCGGGGAGACCCAGGAGGACGCCCACCCGGATAAGCTCGTCTTTGTAGACCGTATTGGAGGCCATGGCCGTCAATCCTTTAGGGTTGCCACAAGATCGCGAGCCCAGGCGCGCAAGGCCGCCTCGCTCATGTTCGGATCATACTCTAGCGCGAACGGTTGCACGACGGAGGCGTAACGCACAAAGGCGGCGGATATTTCCCCGCTTAGGGCGATCACGTCACGCCGGGCCATCTTGTCCGCCGGCGCCCCGCCCATCCCCTCGTTCATGGAGTTGGCGAGCCCCCGAACCGTATTGTCTATCCGGTCCGCGTGCTGGAGTAGGAAAAAAGCCCTCACCCCCGGAGGACCGCCACAAGGTCACGCGCCCAGGCGCGCAACTCCGCCTCCCCCATTTCCTCGTAATATTCCAGCGCGAAGGGGAGCGCCTCCAGCGTGATCCGGGCGCCCAGGCGCGCAAGCTCCCCGGCCTCTGCTATCGCCGCCTTGGCGCCGCTCTTTGCCGGCCCGGAGGCCATGGCATTTACGGCGGCGTGCGCGTGGCCGCTTACTGTCTCGGTGATCTTCGCTTGGCGTTCGGCCAGTTCGAATGCGCGGCTAGTCATCCAAGGCCCTCAAGAATTCTTGCGCGGCTTGCGCGTTGATCGCATTTCCGATGGCGCGAAGTCGTCCCACGCGGGCGGGAGACCCATAAGCCAACGGGAATGTGCTGGGTTCAACTGGCCGCCACCTTCCATCCCGGCAAGCGAGCCAATCCGCATTTCCCCAGAAGCCGTTAAGCGGGCCGGGCCGTTCGCCAATGCCTGGGCGGTCTGGGCAAGGTTGCTGCAAGCGTTCTCCCGCTCCAGCCGGTCCCGGGCGTACTTTTGGGGGTCCTTGGCGTAAGTCATATTCACGTCCGCCACCGTGGGCGTCGGCCAGCCCGCCAAGCTCGCCACGTCCTTTAGCGTCACCTGGACTTTCCGACCGTCCGGGGTGCGCCCCGTGGCGCTCGTCCCAGGCGGCGGGACCTGTCCCCCGCTGGGCGTCGTGGGCGTCGGCCAGCCCGCCAATTGCGCCTGGAGCCCCAAGTCTGTCAGGGCTACCCCCATCTTGTTCCCGCGGGCGATAGACCGGCGCTTGCGCTCCAAAAACGCCTCCGGTGTCCCGTTCGCTCCGTTCGCTACCGGCGTCGCCCACCCAGTAAATCCGGTTTCGGATATCCGGCGAGCCGAACCCCGCAGAACATAGAGGGATTGCCCTTGCGGCGTAGTCTGCATTTTCCAGGTCAGATGATACAAGGTCGAGCCAAGCAAGGCCGTCCGTGCCTCCAACTTGCTCGCCAACCACGCGGACCGGTCGGCAAGTCGTGATAAGGTGGAAGAATGCGGGCCACAAATGCCGCTCGTCATCAAACCCGCGGCCTTTGCCGCTCGCGCTGAAAGGTTGGCAGGGGCAAGAGCCCGTCCAAATTGGGCGACTGTCAGGCCACCCAATTCCGCGTAGGGCATGGCTCCACACCCCCATTCCCGCGAAGAAATGAACTTGGTCAAAACCTTGTAAGTCACGCGGGGTCAGGTCCTCTATGGAGCATTCAAAGATATGGCCCGGGGCGATAAGTTCGCCCACCATGAGCCATCGGAGGTAGTCCACGGCATAGGGCTCAATTTCGTTGTAAGCGACGCTCACGCGGTCAACGCCCCAAAGCGGTCCCGGTACGCCGCGACCTCCGCCGCCAGTTGGCCGGCGCGTTCTTCGCTTTCCTCCAGGGCGGTCAAGATTTCCTCTAGGGCGTCCCCGGAGGCCAGACAGTGGCCGGCGGAATTGCCGGAGCGGTTGACGTAGCCCATGGCGCCCAGGAGCGCGTAAACGAGGTTCCACACGTGGAGCGCCTCGCGCGGCCAGTGTGTCAGGGTGGCCCGTTTGAGGGGAACGGCGTTGTCCAGGGCGTCGGCGTCGCGACCGCGGTAGGTGACCGCCTCATATGACCCAAAGCGCGGGTTCTGGAGGCTGTATTGGCCGTCGTTTGCTATGTCCATCCGGGCCAACTCCCGCGATCTGGCGGAGGATATGGCCGATATGAGGTGGACAGATACCCGGATCATTTGTTGGTCCCCAGCTTGACGCGCCGGGCTACGCTGTCGCGATTTGACCGCCCCGTCAACGGGGTAGGCCGCCCGGGTTGGGGGCAACCCGAGCGGCCCACGGTCTGGAGAGACCAAGGCGCGAGCGCCCGGCTCACCGTACCACCCGCAACGGCGCTGCAAAAGCGACTTCCGCCGGTGTGGGCGGGGCGTTGGGTTGCTGGGCGGCGCTATACGCGCGGGAGATTTCTTGCGGGAGCGTCAAGGTTTTGTCCCGGTGGCGCGCGGCTATGTAGAGCTTAGGCTTGCGCCCGTCCGGCGTGACTACCTCGTTAACCCGCCCGTCGGACAGGTAGGGATGGAAGTCATAACCTAGCGTCTTCATCATATCGCGGCGCTTGTTCCTGGGGACCGGGGCGCGGATTTGATCCAAGAGCAAGTCCAGATAGTAAGACGACACCCAGCCGCCCGCGAAACCCACGCGGCCCTCGTCTATGGCGTCCAAAATCTCTTGTTCGGCGCGGCCCATGCTCTTTTGGATTGCCTCGTCCGTGGAGGTGGTCTTGGGCGCCCGGGTAGACAGGCGGGCCGGGTCCATCTTCGCCGCGATCTTGGCGGACTTGAGAAAGCCGGCGGTCACCGCAAAGCCGTAGTCCCCGCCAAGGTGCGCGTAGTCCCCGCGGCCCTTGAGCCAATCCCAGAGGTCCGCGAAATACTCGTCCGTCAAACCGTCGCGGAGAATGTCTTCTGCGCTTTGCTGGGCGGTGTAAAATATCGCGTAACGCCGGGTGTCCACGGTGATCGGGACGCCGTCTTTGTAGTTCGTGCAAAGCATCCCGTTTGCGCGGTTGTCGATATTGATTTGGTCCGCGCCCTTACCTTCCATCGGGATACGTTCATTAGTTACGACGATCTTAAATTCATCCAGAAAGTCCCGCTTGTTGGCTAGGCTGATTTCCTCAATGCCGATAAATAGTTTCCGGTAAATCCATTTATTGAATTTGAGGCCGTCTTTCGCAATCGCGTGAGAGTTGGGAAGGTGGGAATATTCCATGCCCATTACGTAAGACATAACCGCAATAAGAATGGTCTTCCCGTTACCTTCCGCACCCTGGAGGACGGGCCACCACTGGAATTTGCGGCCTGGGTTTTGGGCCATGCTCGCTAGATACGAGACCAGCAATTCGCGGTCACCCTCGTCCGGCAAGAGCTTTGCAAGGTGGGTCAGGAACTTCCCGGGCTCGCCCTCCACCATATGACAGTTGTGGGCCACATAACTATTTGCGTAACGCCGGTTCCCGTCTTCGATAACTTCGCCGTCCCCGCGCTCCGGGCGGAAACACAAGCCGTCCACGATCACCGGCTCGTTAACCCGGGAAAGCGTGAAAGCGTCCCACGCGCTGGCGGTGGTCTTCTGGGAAGCCGGGTCCAGAATAAACAGATGGCCCCCATAATTGACGTCGAAAGTTGACTTGGTGAATTCCATATTGCGGCTTAGCGAGTAGACCTTTCCCGTGGAGTTATCGAAGAAACACCCCGCAAAGTGGTCTAGTTGCTGCAACGGCCCCATGTATTCTGTGGAGGCGTCGCGCATCCGGCGGTTAGCCGCCTGGGACGCGGCCAGCATTTCCGCCGTGCTTGGCGCGGCGACCACGGGGGCCGGCGCCGGCGGGGTGGAATAGACCGACTGGACGAACGCGCACGCCTTGGTGATCGTCCCGCGGAGATAGTCTCGGTGCGACGGGCTGTCCCACTTTTCGCGGGCCAAGGCGGACCGGCGCATAAGCCGCTCCATGCGCTCGCAATTCTTGCCGGTCCAGAACGCCAGCATATTCGCCAACGCTTGGTCCGCTTCCGATTGACCGAACGCCTTGGACCCCTCGCCCGGCCTCCAGGCGGCCAGAACGTCGGCGCGGGCTTCCCAGAGGTCCGCAAAGGTCGGGTTCCCCCGGCCCCCGAACGCGGCGGCGGCATTCTTGGCGGCGCTGGCGAGCGCCCGGCGCACCAACTCGTCATCATCCGCCGGGCCGGTGTATTCGGCCACGGGGGCGTCCGACCACGCGTCCCACTCGCCGGTGGCGGTCGGCGGGAAGAATTGATCCACGACGGTCATAAAGCCGGCGGTCACGTCCGCTGCGGCGTCGCCCACGGCGTTGATCCCGGTGAGCGCGACGAACCGCTTGGACGTGTAAAGCTCCAGGCCGTGGGGCGTGTTCTTGCACCCGTGCGGAAGCTGGGCGGCCCGCCCGATCACGTGGAGCCCGGTATGCGAAACCGAGACCTCCACCGCGGCGCCGCCCAGGCGGTGGCATAGGTCCAGGGCGAGCGGCGACCACCGGCCCGCCTCTGTCGCCGTCGGCGCGATCCATGCGCGGTCCAGGTCCAGGAAGAAAAACGGGTCCGCCTCGGTGAAGACAAAGCCGGCCCCGAAGCCGTGGCCCCGATCCCACCGCGCGGCGCACGCAAGGGCGTTTTCTGCGGTAGTCCAATACCGTGCGTCGTGGGCGTCGATTACCGCGCCGCTTTGCCAATCGCACGGGAACTTATTGAGTTTGCCCGGCTTATCCGGGATCGGTACGGCGAACCAACAAACGAATTGCGGCCACGCGCCCAGCGGTGCCAACGGTGGTGGTAGACATTGCATTAGGTCCCCTTCGCACGCCCGACTTAGCCCAGACTACGCAGCGCCGCGGCGCGTATCTCCGGGGGCGCCGCCAGAGCGATAGGCGACCGATCCGCCAACCCTTGGGCCACGATTTCGAGGATGCTCTTGGCGACGGCCTCGCGCATGACGGCCCGCTTGAGTTCCACCATGGTCCCAAAGGCGTTGTTCACGCCTCCCAGCGACACACCCGACCGTGAGGCCACGGCGTCCCGCGTGATCCATTGGTAGCCGTGTTCCCGGGCCTCCACAATCGCGGCGGCCAGAACGCGGCTATCCCGTTCGGTGTGGGGTATCCGCTTCCGCGGGGTCTTGTCGTCCATATCGTTCTCCCGATCCTTTGACGCGCCCGTCATCACTACAACGATCCGGGACCGGTGGTAAAGGCGGCGTCTCCACCCTCCGCCAGAACCAGATTTAACCACGTCTCTTGCGCGGTCTCCCGGTCCGTCCCGGCGTATTTCCAGCCGGGCGCTTTGCACTCCCGCGAGACGAATTGCGCGAGGACGCAACCCACGTGGGCCTGGGTGATCGCCACGGGTCTCCAGCCGATCAAATCCGAAGACTTGAGCTTTTCGTTTAGCGTCTTGCTGTCATTGGCGAGCCCGTAGCGGACCCACCGGCCTTGCGCGTCCTGGAGCGCGCCGACGTTATTGCGCCATAGCCGGACACCCTTGGCCGCAGCCTCCAGGCGGACTTGGCTTTGCGAATACGCCTCATTCTGGCCGGGCGGCGCCGGGACCGCCGTAACGGCCCCGGTCAACTGGCGAAGCTCCGCGAACGCCTGGGGCGGGAGGTTCCACCGCCGCGCCCAGTCTATCAGGCCGGCGGGTGTCAAAACCAATATCCGCACGTGCGCCGTTGGGTCTCGTCACAAGCCAAGCAAGCCTCGCGGTGGCACTTGGCCGGCGGGCTTTTCTCGTTCGGCGCCACGCAGCCGCAGACGGACCCAAGCAACGCGTCGGGCTTTATCAGTTCGCCGCACGTACCGCAGCGGCCAGAGGGCGCCGGCGGCGGGGTCTTCGGGGGCGTGATCGTGGCGCGCTTCCAGAGGGAAAGCGGGACCTCTACCGTTATCGCCGGGTCGCCCGCGGAGAACTTGGCGGCGTATTGCTCCGCCTCGCCCACCGTGTCGTAAGTCGCGCCCATAACCGGGCCTTTGAAGTCAACGCGGAAGGTTACTCTTTTATCCATTTTTCAGGGCCTCCGATATTTTGAAGCGCAAAGCTTCTGCGTCCGCGCGGCCCAATGCTCGCGCGGTTAGGACGTCCACACCAAAGACGAGGTAAAACTTGCGGTGGATTTCGCGGTCGTGGAGACCTTCCGCAAGACAGGACCGAACATAGTTTTCCATTTCGGTCCGGAGGTCCGCTTGCGCTTGTTGCTTTTCCACGTGGCGCTTGCGGTTGGTTAGATACATGACTTGATTGACGCCGGTAGAGGATAGCCAACGGCTGTAATCGTCCACGGATTGGTCCGCCTCCAGGACCGCACCGCGGAGCCGCGCGAGGGTCTCCGCGTCCAACTCCGTCAAGTCGCCGTCCACTTGGTCCGGGCCGTTTCTGGCCGCCGGTTCCTCGCGGTGGCCGCACGCCGGGCAAGCGACATAAAACCGTTCGTATGGGAAAAAGCACCCCGTACACACGCGCATTGGAATTCCGCCGCCACCACCGCCTTTGCGGTCGCGGCTTTCCAGGCCCCACACCCGGGGGCGATCCGGCGGCCCGTGGCGGACAAAGTTTCCCACGTGGTCGATAATTATGGCTTTGTCTTTGCCGGCCAGCGGACGCAGCGCCCGCCCGAATTGTTGCATGTAGAGCGCAAGCGAAGCCGTGGGCCGGGCGAGCGAGGCGACCTCAATGGCCGGGAGGTCGAAGCCCTCCGAAACAATGTCCACGGCGACGATTTGGTCAATCTGGCGGGCGGCGTATTGCTTGAGGATTTGCCGGCGGTAACCGTCGTCGGTCTGGCCGGTGAGGCACTCCGCGCGGACCCCGGCGGCCCGGTAGGCTTGGGCCATCTGGGCGGCGGTCTCTACGTCGGTCGAAAACGTAATTCCCAGTTTGCCCCGCCCGTATTGCAGATACGAGGCCACCACGTCACCGACGATATGCGAGCGTTGGGCGGCGTCCCTAAGCTGGGCGGCGCTCCAGTCCCCGGACGCGCTCACGTCCCCCAAAATTTCCAGGTCGCTATGGGGGCAAACGATCCGGTAATCCGTGAGGAAGCCTTGGGCGATAAGCCAACGCATGGGCGGCCCCTCCACCATGGCGTCCGCCACGCCGGCGCCCAGCGGCGGGCGCCCCAGGCCCTTCCCGTCGGCGCGTTTGGGCGTGGCCGTCGGGAGCAAGCCGCGGCAATCTGGGTGGGTAAATTTCTCAATCGCCCGGTGCCACTTGTTATCCAAGACAAGGTGGTGTCCCTCGTCCGTGGTCCAAAGCGTAACTTGCGCCGCCCAGCCCTCCAGCCCTTCCGCCCTTATGAGCGTGTCCACGGAGGCGACGGCGCACCGGGCTCCAGGATCGAAAAACGAACGGCCAAACTCCGCGATATGTTGCGCGGCAATCGCCCGGCGCACCTTCTGGGATGCAATCAAATTGTGGCGAACGCCGTACCGCGCGACGGCCATGGAGAGTTGCGAAACTAGCTCTTGCCGGTGGGCGATAATTGCGGACGCGCCAATGTGTCGATTGTGGAGAGTGGACAGGAGGACGGTTTTTCCGCCGCCCGTATCCAGCCGCATAACGACGTTGCGAGCCCCATTGCGCCACGCCTCGTCAACGTCGCCTAACAGTGTCGTTTGGTAGGGCCGTAATTCTGGGATCACGTCGGAAACTTTCGTTGACGCCTCCGTCATAGCGGCGTAACGCTTCGCCGGTCAACTCAAACCGGAGGGAATTTCCCCCAATGAATATCCAATTCGAAACGTCCACAATGACGCTGGGGGACGCCGCGGCCCTCATTGCGCTTTTGGGAATGCGCTTCCCGGAAGCCCTGGATAATCTGGAGGCCGCCGGCCTTCGCGTTCAAGGCTTCGACCCGGGCGGCGCACCGGACCCCGTTTCCGCTTTCACCTCCGAACCCACGGCGGAACGCGCTTTCGCCGCCGCGCCGCAACCGCCGGCCCCGGGCCCGGATGAGGAAGGCGTCCCTTTCGCTGGCGGTGTCGAAACTGCGGCGGCCTTGGCCGCGTTGCCGGCGGCGGCTTCTGCGGAACCTGTCGCGGCGCCGGCGCTTGGTGACCTGGACGCCGACGGCCTCCCGTGGGACGCCCGCATCCACTCGGAGGGCAAGAACCGCACCAAGACGGACAACAAATGGCGCCTCAAGCGCAATGTCCCGGAAGCGACCCGCGCCGCCGTCGTGGCCGAACTCCGCGCCGCCATGGGTGCGCCCGCCGTCCCCCCGGCCCCTGTCGCGGCTGCGGTGGCCGAAACCCCCGCACCGCCCCCGCCGCCGCCTGTCCAGTCTGCGGCGCCCGCCCCCTCCCCGCCCTCGCCGCCGGAGGCCGCTCCCGTCCCCCAGCCCCCGGCGCCGGCTGCGGTTCCTGTCCCGCCGTCGGCCACTGTCCCCAGTGCGATCCCGGCTGAAACCCCGCCGGCCCCGCCGGTGTCGGGCGCCCAGACCTTCGCCGCCGTCATGCGGAAGATTACGGAGGCCCAAGGGTCCGGCAAGATCACGGCGGCGGAAACCACTTCGCTCGCCACCCAAGTCGGCCTGGAGAACGTCCGCGGCCTCCTGTCGCGCCCGGACCTCATCCCGGCGTTCGAAGAACTCTTTAACGCCTATCTGGGCGCCTAGGGAGTTATGAGAATGGCCGTCGTCGCCACGCCCGATCCCGCCGAAATTCTCCGTCCCTCGCGGGCGGAGCGGTGGGGCAATTGCTCCGGCTCTCACGCCCTGGAACCTCTTTACCCGGAGGACCAGGACACACCGGAACAACGCGAGGGGACGGCGGCCCACTTCTATGTGACCGAAACCCTTTACGGGCGCGTCTGGCCGGTGGACACGCTGGCGCCGAACGGTCACCCCATTACGGCGGAAATGGTGGAGTGCGGGACGCTCTACCTCGACGACGTCTTGGCGGCGCTGGCGGACCTCCGCCGGGAGGACCCGGAGGCAACCTTTTACGTAGAGGCGAAGGTCTACGGCCATAAGACGATCCACCCCAAGAACGAGGGAACGCCCGACACCTTCGCGCTTTCCTTTGCCCGCAGGCGGTTGATCGTCTGGGACTACAAATACGGCCACCGCTACGTCCCGCCGTTCCGCAACCTCCAGCTTACGGACTATGTCGGGTGCATCTTCGAAACCTTCGGGATCACCCGCGAGCAAAGCCTAGAGTGGTCGGTGAGCCTCCGGGTGATCCAGCCGCGCAACTACCACCGGGAGGGCCCGGTCCGGCGCTGGGACACCTCCGGGCGGATCATGGCGGGCCTTGTGGACGATCTGGCCGCCGCGGCGCGCAAGGCCAAGAGCCCGACGCCCACGACACAAACCGGCCCATGGTGCGGGGATTGCTCCGCCCGCCGGGGGTGTGACGCCTTCATGCGCTCCAGCGCGTCCGCCATGGACGTCGCGGGCGACACGATCCCCCATGACCTTCCGCCCCAGGCGGTGGGCCTGGAGCTTCGCCACCTCAAGCGGGCGGCCAAGATCATAGAGGCCCGGGTGGACGCCCTGGAGGAACAAGGATTGGCGATCATCCGCAGCGGTGGAACGATCCCGTATTTTGCCCTAGGACACGTGGTTGGGAAAGAGCGGTGGCGCGTCCCGTCCGCGGAGGTCTTCGCGCTGGGCGACGCCTTCGATATGAATTTCCGCAAAGAGCCCGAACCCGTGACCCCCGCGGCGGCCCGCAAGTTGGGCCTGGACCCGGAAGTGGTCGCGGAGTTCGCTCACAAGCCTATGGGGGCGGCCAAAATGATCGCCGCCGACGACACCGCCGCCGCTAAGGCGTTCGGAAACTACTAGCAAAAAGGGACTATCATGGCCGGACAACCGGAGCCGTTTACGTCACCCATCGGGCGATTGGTCCAGGGCGACGCCTTCGAAATGCAAACCAAGGACCAGCAGGGTAACGCCCGCGTGGTCAAGACCGGCCCCAACGCCGGCCAGCCGGCCCCGGTCATTTTCCTGGGCGTGGCGTTCCCGAAGTTCACGCCGGACGGGCGGCCCAACCAGGAGTGGGAGGGCTTCTGGGCGCAAATGAACCGTATAGGTCGGCGCGACTTCGCCCACCTTTTCGACGTCAACGGCGCTTGCCTCGCCCGGCAATTCGCGTGGAAAGTGGTGGACGGTGACGGGCGCGACGACAAGAACCGCCCGTATTCGGAGCGTGAGGGCTTCGCCGGCCACTGGATCGTCCGGTTTTCCTCCAGCTTCGCGCCCAAGGTGTTCCACGCCAACCGCTACAGTCCGGCGGATCAAGTCCACGACAAAGCCGCGCTCCGCCGGGGCTACTATGTCCGGATCGCCGGGACGATGGTGGGGAATGACAACGTCCAAAACCCCGGCCTCTATATGAACGCGTCCATGGTCGAAATCGCCGGCTACGGCCCGGAGATCATGGGCGGCGCCGATCCTAACGCCGCGTTCGGTGGGGCGGCCTCCAGCGCCCCCGTGGGAATGTCCGCAACGCCGCTGGGCTCCAACGCCCCGCCGCCTCCAGGCGCGGGCCCCGCGGCGGTCGGTCCGGTGATGCTCCCGGGCGCTGGCGGGACCTACCTGGAACTCAAGGCCGCCGGCTGGACGGACGAACTTTTGGTGGCCCACGGCAAGATGGCCGCCCCGGCTCCCGCGGCCCCGCCGCCGCCGGCGCCCAGCGCACCCCCGCCCGCCCCTGCGGCCCCGCCTCCGGCTCCCGCCGCACCGCCCCCGCCTCCGGCTCCCGCCGCCCCTCCGCCGCCCCCGGCGCGCATCATGCTCCCGGCGGCCAACGGCCAGACTTATGAGGCGTTCTTGGCCGCCGGCTGGACGGACGCGGACTTGGTCTCGCAAGGTATGATGGCCCCCTAGCCCGAACCTAGGTGGACCGTCTGGGGCCGTCTCCGGTTGGGGGCGGCCCCTCTTTTTTAAGGGAGCAGACTTTGGGCAATTGGTTTGACGGCTACGGCTACCAAGGGGAGGGGACCTCCCCAGCGGAGAGGCTCCGCTTGTTGGAAGACGCCGCCCAATACCCAGCGCCCCCGCCCGCCCCCGCGGCCTATTCCAGCCCTCCCGCGGCGATCATAGCCCCCCGCCCGCCGGCCACCCCACACGGGACCTTTGACTTTGAGACGGCGAGCGAAGCCGGCCACGTGTGGGTGGAGCCCACGCAAGTCTGGGACCCGCGCAAATCGGCCTGGAAAGAGCAACTCGGTAAGTGGGATGCGCCCGTCGGCGCCCGGCGGAAAGGGATTAACGCGGTCAACGCCGCCGCCTACGCCGGCCACCCCTCCACGCGGGTTCTGACCCTCTCCTATCGTCTTCCGGCGGATTGGCGCGACGTCCACGGGGTTTGCCGCGGCGAGGCGGAGCCCATACCGGACGGCCTTGGCGGAATTAAGTTTCGCGGCGTGGTGAAACGCTGGCGACCCGGTAACCCGTTACCGCAAGACCTCTTTGACTACCTCGCCGCGGGCGGGGTCATGGAGGCGCATAACGCCATGTTCGAACGGATGATTTGGGAACTCGTTTGTGTTCCTAAATACGGCTTCCCGTCGCTCATGCCGTGGTTCTACCAATTGCGTTGCAGCATGGCTAAGGCCCGCGTGAACGCCTACCCCGGCGGCCTGGGGGAGTTGGGCCGCGTGTTGGGCCTGTCGCTCGTCAAGGACAAGGACGGTAAGCGGCTTCTGGACAAATTCAGCGTCCCCCGCAACCCGACGCAAAAAGACCCTCGGACCTGGATTTTACCGGAAGACGAACCGGACGAGGCCGAACGGCTTTATGGGTATTGTGACCAGGACGTGTTGGCGGAGGAAGCCGCAAGCGCCGCAATGCCGGATATGAGCCCGGACGAGTTGCTTTTTTGGTGGGTGGATCAAGAGATTAACTGGCGGGGGATCGGCGTAGACCGGCCCGGGATCAAGGATTGTCTCGCGATCCTGGGTCAAGCCCTGGAGCAATACGGCGACGAATTCCGGGAGATAACCGGCGGCCTCAACCCGACGCAGCTAGAGGCCACGCGGGGGTGGTTGGCGGCCCGCGGGCTCCACATGTATTCCATGGACGAGGAAGCCATAACGGACGCGCTGGAGCGCCTCCCGCCGCCTCCCCCGGGCCGGATGGACCCGCGCCGCCGCGTCCTGGAAATCCGACAACTTATCGGGTCCGCGTCGGTCAAGAAACTACACGCCATGGACCTCCAGGCGAGCGCGGACGATAGGTTGCGGAACCTGATAGTCCACCACGGCGCGCGGACTGGCCGCCCGACGGGCGAAGGGCCGCAGCCCCTCAACCTCCCCAAAGCGGGCCCGGAATTGGTGTGGTGCGGCCAGTCCGCCGACGGCAAGTCCTGGGCGGAGACGGGTTGCCGCAAGCCCTTCCGGCCCGGCCTGGACGCTTGCCCTTGGTGCAACGCCTCGTCCGCCGGGCTCACGCCCCGGGAGTGGACCGCCGCGGCGTGCGACCCGGTCTTGGAAATCATGGCCTCTCGGTCGCTCGCGCTTGTCGAGTGGTTCTTTGGCTCCGCGCTCTTGTGTATCTCCGGGTGTCTCCGCGGCCTCTTTATCGCGGCGCCTGGGCATGACCTCATTGCGTCGGATTACACCGCAATTGAGGCCGTGGTGATCGCCATGCTTGCCAAGTGCGAGTGGCGGATAGAAGCGTTCCGGAACAAGGAACCGATTTACCTTCTGTCCGCTTCGAAGATCACGGGGACACCCGTGGAAACGTATTTGAAATACGCCGCGGAGACCGGCCAGCACCACCCCGACCGCGGCAAGAAAGGCAAGATTGCCGAACTGGCCGGCGGGTTCGGTGGGTGGATCGGGGCTTGGCGGAACTTCGGGTTTGATGGGACGGACGAGGAAGCCAAGCAACAAATTCTAGCTTGGCGCGCGGCGAGCCCGGAAATCCCGGAGCTATGGGGCGGCCAGCGCCGCCGGGGAAGTTACCGCGAGCCCGACCGCCAAGAGTTTTTCGGGTTCGAAGGCGCCGCGGTCCAAGCCCTCATGTATCCGGGCGTGGTCTTTGAGTGCGCCGGGATCAAGTTCCGCAAGCGCGAGGACGGGGCGCTTATCGTCACGCTTCTGTCCGGTCGCCCGCTCACCTACCACGACGCCCAGCTTGTCGAGCCCACCCAGCCGTGGGCCGCCCCGTGGGAAAAATCCATAAGCTTCTGGACCTGGAACACGAACCCCAAATACGGCCCGATGGGCTGGGTTCCATCCAACACCTACGGCGGCAAACTGACAGAAAATATCGTCCAGGCGGTCGCCCACGATTTGCTCCGCTTCGCGATCCTCAACTTGCGCGCCGCCGGCTATCCCACCGTCCTCCACGTTTACGATGAAATCGTTTTGGAGGGTCCGCACGGCCTGGGATCGGTGGAGGAAGTGGAGCGCATTATGGGGATCATGCCCCCGTGGGCGGAGGGCTGGCCGGTCCGTGCGTCGGGCGGCTGGCGTGGCCGGCGCTACCGAAAAGACTAGTTGACGGCCCCGTCAAACGTCCGTAATAAGGTTTCCAGACCTGGAGACCAGACCATGACCGAAGCCGCCCCCGCCACCGTCCGCGCCCACCGCTGGGAACTCTCCGGCCTGGGGCGTGCGCCCTTCCGCTATCTGGGAATGTACGAAAACCGCTATGATATGGGCGGCGGCCATTCCAAGCCGGGCGGGACGTGCAATTATTGCGGCCAAGGCATTCTGTATTGCTTCAAGGTCGAAAGCGCCGACGGTAAGCGTTTCGTGGTCGGGTGTGATTGCATCGCGCATTGTCACGATCCGGCGGAAAAAATCGTGGTCCAGGCGAAGCGCGCCCTTAAGGAATACAAGCGCGCCAAGGCCGGAGAGGGCCGCGCCGCCAAGCGCAAGGCGGAGGCGGAAGCCCGGCAAGCCAAGTGGGCGGCGGACCGCGAAGCCAACAAGACCCGGCTGGCGACGGACCCGCTTTACCTCCGTCTCTCCGCCCAGCCCGAAAACGAGTTTCTCGCCCAGATGCGGGAAAGCCTGGAAAAGTGGGGCCAACTTACGGAAAAGCAAGAGGCCGCCGCCGTTCGGGTCCTGGAGCGGATCGAAGGCGAGCCCGCCCGCAAAGCCGCCTCGTTCCACCTGGGCGCGGTCGGTGAGCGCGTGGCCGTCGTCGGCGTCGTGGAACTCGTCCGCTGCGTTTACCGCGGCGTTGACCGCTATGACCCGGACCGGTGGTTGAACAAAATTCGCACCGACGACGGCGCCCTTGTGGTGTGGTTCACGGGTTCGGGCCGCGTCGAAGGGGACCGCGTTTTTGCGACCGCGACCGTAAAGGACCGCTCCGAATACCAGGGCGAAAAGCAAACCGTCGTTAAGAACCTCCGCGAAAAGGCCCCTAAATAGCGGCTAAGGCGCCGTCGGCGGAAAAGTCGTGGATCGTGAACCCGTCAACCTGGGTCACGGTTCCGCCCGTCGCCCGGGGCTCGCCGGAGTACCACACCCAGACCCGCCCGTTCCCACCGGCGTCTCCAGCACCCGTGACGCCGGCATTGCACCCGCCGCGGCCACCGCCGCCGATGGAAGCCGGCCCCGCGCCCGGGAGGTATGCGGGACGCGCTCCGCTATAGGAGCCGCCCGGGCCGCCCGCGGCGATCACCGCAGAGACCCCCGGAACGTCCACGGTCACGCCGGGGCCGCCTTGCCCGCCGTCGTATGGGGGGCCGCCGACGTCCAGGCCGTCGCCGCCAGCGCCGCCACCGCCACCGCAACCGCCATTGAAGCCGGCTCCGTTCCCGCCGTCGTATGGGTCGCCCAGGCCGCCGGGCCCGCCCTCTGCGTAGACGCCGCCACCGCCACCGCTCCCGCCGTCGCGGCCCGTCGCGGTGGCGCCCGGGGTGTAGCCGCCGCCGCCACCGCCACCGGGCGCGGAGAATGGGCCAACCTGGGACGGCTCACCGTCTCCGCCCTGCGTCGCGACCGCAGAGACCCCGCCCAGGCCGGCGGAGCCCACAAGGACCGGACCAAAGAGCGCGGACAAGGTCGCTTCGCCGCGGCGGGGTTTGCCCGCACCGCCACCGCCGCCGATAAAGCCGCCTCCCCCCGCCCCGCCCGGAACCACCAAATATTGGGCGTCCGGGAGGGGCGGGGGGTCAGGAGGGTTTGGCGGATCAAGGCCCCAGAAATCGGCCATGGCCTCGCGGACCCGGAAAAGCACGTTCGGAATTAGATAGGTGTCCGTCCCGCCCGTAAGGATCGGGTGGAGGCCGTCGCCCTCGTTGGTGAGGTAGTCCGGGAGCGGCTTGGGCCATCCCCCGACCACACCCGGCGGCGTGGGCGCCCCGCCGTAATTGTCCAAGTGGTCGTCGCCCAGCGCCAACGCCTTGACCTTGGCCGCGGCATACCGGGCGGCCAGCGTCGGGCGGATCGCGGCGCCGGCGACGCTTACCGAATTCATGGACTGCCACACGATCACGACGGCGGGGTTGGCCGCTGTCCATTCGTCGTGCATGGCCTCCATATTCGCGAGTTGGTCCACTTCGGAGACCGCCGGCCCGCCGCCACCGTCCGCGCAATCGTTAATCGTGAAATCTTCCGACACGATGAGGTCCGGGGCCTTTTCGGCCACGGTGTAGGCGTTGGCGGCGCCCCAGTCCGACGTTTGTGAGCCCTTGCCCAGATTGTAGACCAGGACGTTCCCGACCGCCTCCGGCATGGCCTTGAGGATTTCCCGGAGATACTCCGGCCAGAACGTGGAGAGACGCCCGGTCGTGAGGGACGTCCCGTAGAACGCCACCACGAAAGGCTTGCGAAGCGCCCAAGTCATCTTAGAAGCGCCCGCGCGGGTAGTACCAACCCAGCACACCGCCCGCGATGGTGTCGCCGGTGTCGTTCGAGTAGGTGTAAACCTGACCCGCGGTGTTGCTCCACGCATCGTCCACGATGCGGGTTTGGTAGCGGTCCACGGCGTTCGTCCAGGACACCCGGATTTGCGCCCATTGCGAACCCACGCCCAGCGTCGGAACGCCCACGTCCGGGTCCGCAATCCCGGAAAGCGCCGGTTGCGGATTGGAGCCGCCGACATTCTGGGACTGATAGTAGAAATACGGGCGGACCTTGATCCCGGTGGGGACCCCGATGGCCCGCAGCGTCCCGGCGGCCACGCCGTTCGCGGTCGCGGCCCACTCCTGTCCCCGGGCGTTCGCCTTGAACTTGGTCGTATCGCCGTCCGGGTAGTGGATCACTTGGCGGATGAGGCCGGCGCCGTCGGTCAGGATCGAATAGACCGGGCGGAAATAGGCGTAGCCGCCCGGGAGCGTCGGCGCCGTAAAGGACGGGTCAATAATGAGGTCGGTGGCGCCGGTCGCATCGTTGAGAATGGCGTGAATGTGCCACGTTTGGTTGGCCCCCACCGCAACGGCGCTCGTCCGGCCACCGTTGCCGTTGCCGGCCACCCACGGTTGGTCTAGCCGCTTGGTGAGCGGAGCCGGGCGCGGGATGCTGCGTTGGTTCGTGCTGTCCCGGCAATTGCCGAAACTCATGGTGACTTGCGTATTCGGGGCGCCGGGGGTGTTCGTGAAGATATACCCGAAGATGGCCCCGTCCCCGGCGGACGCGTAGAGCGCGAGCCGGGACGCGGTGATGGTCTCCAGGCGCCATTGGGTCCCGTTGCTGGCCGCCTCGTAAACGGTCCCGACGGCGAGGTCCCCCGCGGCGAGGTCCGTCCCGTCGAAGTTCCGCAGCGGGAGCGCGGCGTTAGCGCCGACCTTGAGGGTGATCCCGCCCGACGCGTTCGGGGCGGCCACCGTGAACACCACCTTTGCGCCCGCGCCTTGGGCGAAGACGGCGGCCCCGGCGAAAGCTCCAGTGTAGTCCGGCGCGGCGGCTTGGTTGAGGTCGCCCAGAAACGTCCACTTGCCCTCACGGGCGGAGCGGACATTTTCCAGCGCGCCGACCAACTTGGCCCCGGTCCCTTGGTCCGTCTCCGCCTGGGACGCCTTGAGGTCCGCAGGGTTCACGGGGGCGCTTACGCTCCACTTGGCCGGGTCGGTCCCGGGCTCCGCGTCATTGTTGTCAATGAGCGAGCAATAGACCACCCAGTCAGTCCCGGCGCCGCCGTTCCACCGGCAATAGGCGTTGACGCCGTAGAGGACCGCCACGCCGCCGTTGTCCACCGGGCGCACCCACTCCGGGAAACCCGTAAGCTGATACTGGCGGATGTTGCCGGTAATCGCCTTGTAAAGCTCGTTCGTCTTGTCCCGCGGGATGCGCTTGGCGAGCGGGTCCACGCCCGGCTCCCGCGAGTAGTCCGCGCCGAAACCCTCGGTGTATGAAACCGACCCGTCCACCTGGGCGGCTTGCGGGATCGCCGCGACGTCTCCGGCGGTGGCGAACGGAACCGCGAAAAACTTTTGGTCCATGCCCTAGGCGCCTCTAAAATTCGATTGGTCGAAGTTGAGATAATAGGGGGCAAATCCGAAGCTGTCACCCGGCTGGACCAAGACGGACAGTTGCACCCCAGAGGGTCGGGGGAGAATGTCGTAATTCTCCAGCACAAACAAAACGTCCGACGGAGGGGCGAAGTCGAAGACGTAAAACATAGTCATATCGTGGCCGTCCAAGACGTGGACGCGGCCAAGATGCCCGAAGACTTCCGCCATTACCCGGTTTATTTCCGGGACCGCACCGGTTGACGTCAACTGATAGTAGCGCAACCGGAGGACCAAACGCTTTTGTTCGGTGTTGAGCGTAACGGTTCCGTCCGTGTCTTGGCCGAAATTGCCGTTATCGAAATTTTGGTTAAAGTCCCCGAACCCGAACACGGGGCGGCCACCGGTGGCCGGCGTGTTGGCGACAAGCGGGACGTTAAGGATTTGCGCCCAGACAGACAGGCCGAAATCGTTGGCCGTCTGGAGGTCGAAAACGTCGGTGATCCAGGCGGACCAAAAGGCCGTTTGGTTGGTCGCGTACCACGCCGCCTTGCGCTCAAGGATCGTCCGCAGCCGGGCCGCATCGTTGTATTGCCACAAGACGGCCCGGAGTAGGTCAACCGAAAAGTCGAAGCCCTGGACCGTACTCACGGGGTCACGGTGACCGCGATATTGCCTCGGATTGCCTGGGCTTGCTGGACGATGGTTATGGGGATCGTGACCGGCGAGACGACGCCCAGCGCCGTACCGATTTCCACCACCTGGACGAATAGGCCGGGCGAATAGAGGTTGATTGCGGCGGCAAGCTCAAACGGGGACACCGCTTGGCCGATGGTCCACCCGGTCTCGGTCGGGATATCGCCTTCCGCGAAAGCCATGATCGCGTCCCGCACGGCTTCCGCCGGGTCGGAAATGGCGGCTTGCGGGCCAAGCTTCACCGTGACCTCCACAAAGATCGGGACAAGCTCCGGGCGCTCAAAGAGAACCTCGTAAGTTTGCCCGCTGGCCGGCTCCAGGACGTCAACCGACGTCGCGCCGTTCCAGGCCGCGCCGCAGCTTTTCCGCGCCAAGAGTTCGGCGGCCACGGCGGCGTCCGTCCCGCCCGACACGACGGCCAGAACGGAATGGGGGTCCAGGTCGTAACCGTCGATTGTGAGGATTGCGTTTGTCACGTTCTCCCGGAAAAGAACGGACCGGACGCCCTCCACGGTGAAAAGCCCGGACACGATGCTTTCCGCGAGCCCGACGGACTGGAGCCCCAGCGTAACGCGGCGCCGGCGGCGCGCGGCGGCGTCACTCTCCTGGGCGCGGCCCGGGCTGGCGGCGGTTGGGTTGGTGACCGTTTCCCAGCCCAGCACACCGGAAACGATATGGTCCAGGGCGGCCACGGGGGCGGCCTGGGGCCCGGTCTCCAGGGCTTGGAACGTCCCGACACCCGCGCCCGTCCCGTCCAGCACCACGGCCCCGGTAAGCTGGAAAATCGGGCCGTCCGTTCCCACCCGGGCCTGGGCGCCGGCGGGGATGATCGCGCCGGGCGATCCGGTGAGGGTCACGCCTTGGGCGAGTGAGTAGGTAGCGGCCACGCGGGCGCCGCCGGTGAGCGCCCAAAGCGCGTCAAGGAAAACGCCGCCGGCAAGGTTCGGGTTGATTTGGTTCGCTAGGGTGGCGTTGTTCCGCGCCACCGCGTCCCGGGCGAGCGTCTCCGCCGTAATCAGGAGCCCTTGCGGGGTGTCCGGCGTGGTGACGAGGTCCGCGCCAAAGGCTTCGCGAAACTCCGCCTCCACCTGGGCGAGAATGTCCGCGGTGTCCGGGAGAATAACCCCGCTGGCCGTGATGTATTCATAATCAGCCATCTAGAACCGCCTCGCCGTAAACCGTCGCAATGGTGGCGACGTACTTGAGGACGTTGCCCTCTTGCCGCGTGGTCAACTCCACGATGGCCGTAACGCCCTCCACCGCGCCTAAGCGTTGCCTCATGGACGTTTCGAACACCGCGATATTGGGTTGACCCACCCACACCGATTGAAAGTACGGGACGCCCTGATTTGCCGCCAGCACCATTTCGCCCAGGAGCGTCTTGGCCGCGGTGTCGCAATTCTGGAGGACCGCGCCCAGAGCGGTGACCGTCGCCAAGAGGTCGCCGCCGTCCAAATACAAGTCGTGGTTGGCGTCTAGCGCAAAGCTCTTGGTCATTCCGGCGGCCCCGTGTTCCCCGCGCCCGGCTGGACGTCCCCGTGGACGTGATCGGACCCCACGTTTACCCCGTTATGCGTAAGCGTGTCGCTCACGATTTCGACGGCGGTGGCGGTGATCTTGACCACGCCAGCGCCCAGCGCGACCCGCGTAGAGCCGTCCACCGATTGCAAAACGACGCGCCCCGCGTCTTCGCCGGCCAGCGTCCATTGGCGCATGGCGTCGGGGATAAAAAACCCGTCCTGGAACGAGTGGGTCCGCCGGGTGTTCGGCCATTCCTCGCTCAAGTCCTGGAGAAAAAGCGAAATGTCCCGGTCCGTCGCCTTGAGCCAACCCAGGTCCCCGGGGAGGATCGGAAAGGACAGGAGGAAGCCGCCGGCGCCGATGTTGAGGACCGGGACGGAAGGGATTTGCGCGCGGCTCACCTTCGCCCCGTCGGTCGCGCCCATCATAATTTGGGGGCGGACGGTGACCCGACTACGGCCCTCCACGGCCACCACGACGCAGGGGAGGCAATCGTCCAGGCTTTGCAGCGTCTTGCCCAGGATCGAACGAAAGGCCCCTACTAGGCTGTCCTCGTCCGCGGGGTCTATCGACGGCGGGGCGTAAGGCTCGCTCATTTGGGGACCACCAATTTTCCGGCCCCGTCATATGCCGGGCGGCGCGCGTCCGCGATCCAATAGAAGGGTTCACGCCGGCTCGCGATTTCGAAGGCCAGCCCGTAGATGGAATATGAGCCGTTGACGGCGGGGTTAAGCACGCTCCGAAGCTCCAGCGCGCCGCCCACGACGGTCGTAACGTCCAGGAGGAAGCGCACCCGGACGCCGTACTCCGTAACCTCCGGAATGCCCACCATTCCGCTTTCCGCGGATAGCACCCGGACCCGCCCGGCGAGCGGGGTGGCCCGGTCTTTCACCACAAGCGTTTGGTCATCCACGAACACGTCCACGCCGCCCGCCGAGCCCAGCGCGTCCACTTGGCGGAGCGCCGCCCCGGAGAACGCGTAGTTCGCAATTGTCTTATCGGTCGCCTGAAAGTTGAGGCTCACGCCAAGGTCTTTCGCGACAAGGGCGGCGAGGGACTTAAGCGACTGGCGGGCCGTCCCGGAGCGGGCGAGGATTTTCCCCTTAGCGTGCGCCCCGGTTTGGGCCTTGATCGTCAAGCCGATATCGGGCGGCTGGGACGGGCTCGCGCTCGTAATCTCCCCATAGAAAAGCCGGGTCACGCCTAGGCTTTCCCGCCCGCCCTCAATTATCAAACGCTTGGGCCGGCGGTTTTGGTTGAACGGGCTAGTCTCGGTCAGGAGGTAGTTACGGCTGTCCCGCGAGAGGTTCGAAATCGTGACCTCGCAAGTATTCTTGAGCGGGTTGGCCGTCTTTTCCCCACGGGCGTAAATGTCCAAGCCCTCCAGGACTTGAAACTTTCCGTCTATCTCTACGGAGACGCGGACAATCCGGGGGTCAATTTTGTCCGTCATAGCGCGGCGATTTCTTCCGGAGACAGGAAGACGAGGAATTGCGTAACGCCGAACTCCGCCCAGGCCGGCAACGCGTCACCGTCGGTCAGGAGCATAAAGTTTCCCGCCTCCAGGTATTCGTAAGGGATCAAGGGTTCCCCGGCTAAGACCCGCGTGGCCTCCAGCCGTACCGCCTCGTCCACGGTGACGTCCGCGACCATGACGCCGCCGGCCTCTTTGATCCGCAGCGAAAAACGCCGGTCGCTAAGGCGGACCGTAAACTCTTGGTTCGGTTCGGCGGTCAGAGGGATTTCTTGCATGGGGTCAACCGTTCGGGTGCGCGAGTTGCCAGAGGACGGAACCCTTATATTGCGCCTGGGCGGCGGCGGCCTTGGGCGCGGCGGGGGTGGTGGTTTGTTGGGCGCCCTTTTTCTTGGTGGACGCTTGCGGCTTGGACTTCACTTGAACGGGCGCGAGGCCGCCGTAGGTGGCCGTTACAAAGACCGCCTCCCGGAGCCGGACTTGCACCACGATCCCGTCCGCCACGTCCGGGCTTTCCTCATGGGGCATTTCCGTAAGGACCATGAACCCGTATTGGTCCACGCGGGATTGGACTATCAGTTTCGCCCCGGCCAAATAGAGCGCGTGCAACTCGTAATAGAGCGCCTTGGTGTTGGGCCCGGTCAGCATTACCGGCAAGTCGATTTCGATGGGCTCGAAAACGATATGATCCGCGATTACGGAGCCCGTCTCTATCGGGTGTTCCATGAGCCGCGAAATGTCGGACACGGTGGCGCGCATGAACTGGGCGCCCACCATTACCGGGTTGTTTGAACTGTCGAGGATCGCCACGACGTCCAGGTATTTCTTGGGTGCGAGCGCCATAGCTTACCGGTCCAGCCCGTCGTCAAAATGCGAGGTTGCGCGGCGGATTTGAGAGGATAGCGCACCCGACGCGGCCCGCGCCATACCGTCGGCGTCGGTCGCCTGGGTGTGGACGTTGACCTCACCCACCTTGACCTCCATGGACCGGGAGACTTGGGCCGGCGCGCGGTTCGCTACGGCGCCGGCGCTCACGGCGGCCAGAGGGTTCGCCCGGGCCAAGCCAAGCTGGACTTGCCCGCGGGCCACCGTCGCGGCCACGGCTCCCGACCGCTGGGCAATGGCCGGCGTGGCGCGCTCCAGCCCTTGGCGGGCGTTCTCCGCCATGCCCATAAGCCCGCGGACGAGACCCGTAACGAACCGGACGCGCTCCGCGAACCGGTCAAACATGGCGCCCCACTCGCCCCAGATCGCTTTGGCGACGTTGGCGAATATGCCGCCAATGGCCTCCACGGCGGCGGTAATCAGCGCGAAAATCGGCTGGACATACGGCCAGATAGCCCCGAACACCTCTTGGACCACGGCCCAAATAAGCCGGAGGGAAGTCCCGGCGAGGTTGCCCGCGAGCTTGAGCCCGTCGCCTATCAGGGACAGGACCGGCCCGGCCACGCTCCACACGGCGTCAAACGCGGCGGTCCCGACACGGGAGATAAAGCCCCAGGCGTCGCCGGCCCAATCTTTCAGGACCCGGAAGGCCGTCCCGATCCCCTCCACGACGTCCCGGACCCAGCCGTAGCGTTCCACAAGGTCCCCGATAAGCGAGGGTTGGCCCTTGAGGAAGGCTTGGACGTCATCCCATAGCAGGGCGAAAACGGCGATTGCCGCGCCGACCGCCGCGACCAGGGCGAGAATGGGCCACGTTGCCGCAATCGTGGCGACCGCCGCCGCGGTCCAGGCGGGAATGTAGGTCCCCCACAAAACACCCGCGATGGTCGTAAGCGCAATGGTCACGCCGATCCCGAAACCCTGGACGAGAGTTTTATTTTCCCGGAGCCAATGGACGAACGCCTCCAGGCGGTTCGCAAATTTGGTGAGCCCGGGCGCCCAGTTGCCGGCAAGCGTATTGAAGAACCCGGAGACCGCGTCTTTCGCGTCATCCCAGGCCATTTTATATTCCCGGACTTGCCGGGCTTGCTCGTTCGTAATCAGCCCTTTGGACCGCTCCGCCCCGAACCGGTCCGCGATATTCTGGCGTCCGCCGGTCAGGAGGTCGCGCAAGGACGGGTCGTTAAGGCCCAAATCCTTGAGCGTGGCGATTTGCTTTTTCTTGCCCACGCCCTCCAGGGCGGAAGCAATGTCCAACATGACTTGTTCGGTATCTTTGAGGTCGCCATTCGCGTCGGCGGCATTTACGCCGATCCCGGCCAGCGCCTTCCCCGCGGCGCTTTCGGCGTCGCCATAGGCTTCCGCGATACTGTCCGAAAACCGGCGGAGGTTGCGTTGCGCCTTTTCGGCGTTGCCGCCGTAGTCCTCTAGGACTTGATTGGCCGCGTTGAGGCCCTCCACGTTCTCCCCGAACCCCAGCCGGTCCGCTTGCTCCGTGAGCGCGTTTATGTCCGCGAAGCTCTTACGGATCGTCCCCAGGACGCCGACAAGGCTAAGACCCGACCCGATCAAAAGCCCGAATTTCCCGACCAACGAACCGATGGTGGAGCCCAGGCGTTCCCCCGCCGCTTCCGCGAGCCGGGTGGCGTTGGTCTCTGCGTTCGTCGCGGCGATCACCGCGCGGCTTTGCCCCAGGCGCGCGGCGGTCTGGGCGCCCTCCACCACGGCCCGGCCCTGGACGGCGGCGGCCACGCCCGTCTCCGCCTCCGCGACGGCCACTTGAGCCCCGACCACCTTGGCCGCGCCACCCACCCGGCTCGCGGTCTGGGCGGCCCCGCTGGCGGCCATCTTCGCGTCCGCGCCCACCGTGGCGGCGGCCATCCCGTCAACCGCCCCTTGGACCTCCGCTTGCGCCCGCTTGGCGTCGGTCTCAAAGAGAATGAAAAAGGTCTCAAGGATATTCATGGGCTACCGCCGCCGGTTTGCGTGTTCAACCGCAAGATGCTCGTTATAGCGCGTGGTCATAACGATTTCCCAAAGGTCAAAGGCTTCCTCTAGAGTATAGTCCCGCGTCAACTCCCGGAGGGTTGCTTGTCCGCTTGCGACGATTGCTGCAATAAATCCGTCAACGTTTGGGAAATCCACGCTGGGGCTTTCGCTTTGATACTCGCGAAGAAATCGGAGTTCATTCCGTTCTGAAAAAAACTGCAATTATACTCCAGCGTTTTCCACTCCAGGCGCATAAGCGCCTCATAATCCGGAACGTGATTGTCCACCAAGGCGCGCGAGGCCAGCGGGAGGAAGTCGCCGGGCGACGTCTCCACGGCGACGAACGCCATAAGCTTGAGCATGATTTCTTCGGACGTCGCGTAGTCGCCCAGCTTGGGGACCGCGGAAAGGGGATACTTGGCTATAATCTCCCGTCCCGCGACGGCGGGGAATTTGGAGATAATGAACGCCTTTTCACCGCCGGCCTGGAGCGGAATGGAGACGGCCTTGGGTTGCAGAAGGTTCATGGCGAATAGGTCCCGGGATGACAAAACGCCGCCGAGAGGTTCCCCGGCGGCGCTTCGATCATAGGGGACGCCCTATTGGCCGGACAAGCCTTCAAACGCGAAGGTGTAGGGCTTGGACTTCATCCGGCCCGCCGAGGTCACGGACTGACCCGGGCGCCCCGTGGTGATCGTCCCGCCGGACACCGTCTTGGTCCGACCGTCCGGGTAGACCACCGTTACGGTAATGGCGTCCCGGGCGCCTTGCTTGCCCTTGGCGACGCGGTTGGCCTCCAGGAGAATACCCAGGTTGCGGTCATCCTCGGAATTCGGGATCACGGCTAGAACCACCACGACGGGGTTGGCCTTGGACCAACTCAGAAGGTCGCCGTTGACCCCCATGGCGGTCTCCGCCACGACGATTTCCGGGAGGTCCAGCGGGTCCGTATCGTCCGCCAGTTGGGTGAGGGTGATGCCGGCGGGAAAGGTCCGGGAGGCAATCAGGCGAGCCCGAAGGCCGAAACCCGAAATGTCATTGGTCATAGCGGAAAGTCCTTATCGGGTTGGGCTGGGGTTAGACGAGGTTGTGAGCGCCGTCCACCTTCCGGACGGTGTCGTCTTTGGCGTAGACGAGGGTATAGACCGCCTTGTATTCCGTCCGCCCGTCCAGGGTTTCGAACGGGACCATGACGACGTCCACCCAGTATCCCAGGGCTTCGATTTGGTGCCACGCCTCCGGGTCGCCGGTGACCTGGGACACGAAAAGCCGCTGGGCGGTGGTGAGGGTCCGCGCAACGCTGATAGTCCCATTTCGCAAGGCGAGGTCGATAGGGTCTTGCAGCGCGGACAGGACCATGGCGCGGCCCTCCGCGTTGGCCGGGACGCGCGGGAGCGCGAGCAAAAGGCCCATGAGCGCCGATTGCGCCGCGTCCTTGAACCACATTTCATTGGCGTAGGTGTTCATATCCACCGGCGCCGTATCCGGGCCGGTCAGGACGCCCCGTTGAAAGAAATTGATCTGTTGGCCGGCGGACTGGGTGTTGCCGTAGTAGTTCACGCGGAGATTGTCGTAGGTGTCCGCGTCGGCGTTGCTGGAGACCTTGGGGGTCAACGCACCCATCTGGAACATGTAGTTTTGGACGGCGGCGCGGCGTCCGTAGTCCGTGGCGGCGAGGACGGCCATGGGCAAGACCTCGTCGTATTCCGCGGCGTCGGGCGCGAAGACGAGGCCGCAGCCCGCCAGCGCCAACGTATCGGCGGAAATGGCGGCGGCGTCCGCGGCGGTGACGCGAGCGCAGAACATGAATTCCACATTGCGCGCGGCGTTCCAGGCGGCGGCCTCCACGGTCTCGTCCGCGGTGAGCGTCTCCACGAACGCGAAAGAGCCGAAATTGTTGGACACGGCGACGCTTGCCGAAAGCGCGTCCGGGATCGTGGACACGGCGACACCGGGCGAGAGGACCGCGCCGGCGCCCCAGCCCAGAGCGGTCGCGAGGTCGGAGGCGGTCACCGAAATGGCGGCGGCGTCCTCCAGCGTGGACGTGAAATTGAACGTCCCCGACGGCGCGTCATAGGTGACCAGGGCGGCGGCGTACTGGGTCCCGGCCTCTGCGCGGATCGCGACTTGAACGGCGGCGGCGACCGCGGCCAGCGTCCCGGCGGCGGAGAGGTCCAGGTTGACCACGGTGGCAATCTGGCCGCCGACCGTGAGGGTCAGGACGCCGGCCACAATGTCCTGGAACGCGGCCAGCGTAGCGGGGTTGGCGGCGCCGTAGATACGGGCCTCGTTCGCCACCTTCGCCCAGCGCGCGAACGAGAGCTTGCGCGGCGAGGAAATGGACTTGGAAATGAACGAGAAATAGAAGGCCGCGCGCTTGTATTCAGCGGACGCGCCGCCGTAGTAGGTCGCGACCTCCGCGGCGCTTTCGAACTCCACGACGGCGTCCGCCGGGGTGCGCGGGTTGTCGCTGAAAATGCGCCCGATGAGGTCGCGTTGGGCCACGCCGGAGGCGGCGCCGACGCCGGACACAATGTCAACGTAACGCCGAATGGAAATGCTCATTTTGGACCGTCCTCTAGACGCGCTTTATGTCGACTTCGAAGGCGACCGCCCCCGGGGTTCGGCTGAATGTAACTTGATCGTGGGTCAAGACAAAATCGAAACTGGGGCTAAATTCGTATTGGTCCTGACCGTCGGTAAAAACCGAATTGCGGACCTGGGTGACGCGCTCCACGCCGACGTCCACGGCGAGGAACGCCGCAATTGCGTCGTCACTTTGGAGGATCGCCCGCGCCTCGTTCGCGAGGTCGGACGCCGTCATGCCCTCGTCCGTTACCGCCAGCCGGTGAATTCCCATGATTTGGAAAGATGTGGCGACCTTTTGAATTTGGGCGTTCACGTAGTCCGACGTTTCGTCATCCCAGATATGCTTTCGCTGCGGCGACCCTAGGTCCCGGTCCATCATCTTCTGAAAATACACCGTCGGCCCCGTGTCCGCGCCGATCTGCGTAGCCTGGGACGCGCGCTTTACCTCCGTCGTCGGCGCGTCGCTAAGCGCGAGCCCGGCCAGAAGCACCGTGCGAAGGGCGGTAAAAAGCGCCGTGTCACGCATTGGGGCCAACGTCTACGCAAAGGGCGGCGGTCCACCCGTCTTGTTGCATCCAGTCAACGAGGCCCACGGCGTTCCATTTCCGACCGCCGAAAATGAATTGGTCCGGCGCCCCGTCGCGCTCCAGCGTCCGCACGGCGCCCGGCCCGAAAAACGTGGCGTAAGACTTCGCCATATCCAGGCCCATTTGACTTTGGGCGGTCTTGCTCACGGGTTGGAAAGAGCCCCTCCGGTTGACCGCCGCGGCATACGTCGGGACCTCTTGGCCGGACGCGGAAGTGGTGAGCCCGGTCCACGCCTTATATTGCGGGGTCTGCGGCGCAATCACCGTGAGCGCCAAGCCAAGGATATTCGACCCGGGGACGTTCACGCCTTTTTCTCCACGATGCCGGTTACGGCTTGGATCATCTGGCCGGTATCGACTAGGGGCTTTGTTGACCCCTTCCGCGCGATTGTCAAAGGCGACAACGGCGGGGACGTGATTTTGGAAATGGTCTTGGCGACGTCCGCCGCGGCGCGCAACGCCACCACCTCCATAACCTGGGGCGCGGTCGCTCCGCCGGTCAGGACGGACCGGGCGCCGGCGGCCAGCATATCCACCCACTCGCTACCCTTTTCGGCAACGGTCGGGCGCATGAAGGGGCGGGCCGGGATCACCGACTTTGCGCCGTTTTCGTGGGTGATCGTGGCCCCGAATTCGTGGACGGCGGCGACCTGGGCGACGTTGACGCCGGTGGCGTATTTGGCGGTTTCAAACCAACCCGTCTTGGCCTGGAGCCCGTCAAGCTCTTTGAGGGCCGCGGTAAGCCGCGCCCCGCCTTGCCCGGATCGGCGGACGGCCATCTTAGCCGCCAAACCGCCCGGTGGGGCCACGGAAGCCGGAGCGGGCGAGCGAGCCGCCGATAAAGAACCCGCCCGCACCCTTGACGGTCAGGAGCGCCCAGAGGGCGGAACCGTAGGGGGTCAGGTTCAACCACCACGCCCAGGCGTTCTTGGCCGGCGGGGCGGCTATGGAAACGCTCACCTTGTCCACGGTGGACTGGGTCACGATGCCCGGCGTAAGCCCCGCCTGGGCCATGACCGAGAGTTGCAGAAGGTGAGCGCACATATAGTTGAGCGCCGATTGCAGCGGATCGCCCGCCAGCAAGCACCCGTCGTAATCCCCCAGGTAGGTAACGCCCACGTCCCAGAACGCTTGAATGACCGCGTCCGGAAAGGACACGACGTTGGAAAACGCCGGGAAGATCACCCGGAAATTCGCGAGGTCCAGGACGTGTTGCGCCATTTTGCTCAGGCCCCTTTACGCGCGGCGACGGTTGGCCGCGGGATGGCTGGCGGCCACGGACGCGGCGGGAGGGGTCAGGCCCTCGGAGCCGGCGGGCTTGGGGCCGTCCTGACCTTCGAAGTCCTCAGGGACCAGCGGGGACGCTTGGTCGCGACCCTCCATATCGGCGGCGGCCACTTCGGGGTCCTCTTTGCGATCGCTGAAAGAGATATAACCGTTTTCCACGTGCATCTGGAAAACGGAATTCTCC